GTTTAGCATTCGAGCCCATACAATTTTTAGGATTAACCCCCCAATTTGTAGATTATGCACAAAAATACATAGGAAAATATTTTATAGGAAATAAAGGAAATTTGCCTGTTCCCTTTGTTGAACATTTTGCATATATGTGGCATATGACACCATTAACAACAGTAAAAAAAGAAAAGAAGAAGTTAATGTCAATTATGATTTCAAATAAACTTCAAGCGGGTGGACATAAATATAGACATGTATTGGCAAATAAAATATTGGAAAGTAATCTTCCCATAGACATATATGGTCGTGGTTGCAATTACTATAAAACAAGAGACAAACGATTAAAAGGTGAATTTAAAGACCAACGTTTAATGTTAGAAGATTATAAATATCATATTTGCATAGAGAACTATATAAGCAGTCATTATTTTAGTGAAAAAATAATGGACACATTACTATGCAATAGTATTCCGATATATATGGGATGTGTAAATATCGATGATTATTTTCCGGAAAGTGCCATACATTTAACAGGAGATGTAGAGAAGGATTGGGAATTATTAAGGGACATCTGTAATTACCCAGACAAATATAATCGCACAATAAATATCGATAAAGTAAAACACACAATTTCAATAAAAAGATTAATTGAAAATAACTTTTATAGTACTAATATATAATGCAATCAGAACAAAGAATTAATCCAAATACCCCCCATTTAGTGATTGGACAACAAGATCGCACAGAGGATTTAAATAGACGTATTAATAATCGCTTGATACCCGATAGTGACTTACAGCCCAATTTTGATTTTAGACCAATGAGTACGAAGCAAAGTGTATATCCATCTAAAATATTTGATAAAAACAGCAAAGTGTTATTAGAAGAGCATTTAGCGTTTTTACCCCAGCAAACATTTAATCCAGGAAATACGAAATCCCATGTTTCCGGATTTATGAGTAATGTAGGGGTTGAAAGCCATTTGAAGAATATAGGCACACCCAATACTAAATATGGTTCGGACATTTACATACCGAGTAGTAACAGTGATTTGTACAAATCGACCATAGAACCAAGCCAAATTGATAGCACACATTCCTTATTATTTAGACGATTTGGCTTTGACACAAAGGAGAAGTTTCATCCAAATATTGGAAACGACGTATTTTTTAATCATAGCCGCACGCAATTAAGAAATCAAGAAAGTTAATTTGTGATTTTATTATATAAATCACAAATATATGTTAACCAATCTATATAATTTTATTACAATAAGCACATATAAGAATCAAATATTACAACCCTTAGTATTTATTTCATTTATAGCAATCGTATATTTAGTGTATAAATATTTAATGGTTCCGGAATATGAATATGTAGAAGGATTCGACCAAAAGTGTCCTTATTTATTCAAAGAGGAGCAGTCCATTTATGATGATTTTTATGCCGAAATATACGATAAATTATTTTGTAATCAAGAACGCAGTTATCACGAAATGGTGGAAATGATTGATATGACACATCCAAGTATAAACAAGTCCAATATGTTGGATTTAGGAAGTGGAACCGGATGTTTAATGAACCATTTCAAGTCACAAGGATATAACATCCATGGATTAGAGTTATCGGAAAGTATGATAAATAAATCCCACGAACAATATGATAATTTAAATATACGTCGAGGAAATGCATATGATCCTTTAACATTTGAGCCGAATACATTTAGTCACGTAATGTGTACAAATATGACTGTTTATGAATTCGAAGATAAATATAAATTGTTTAATAATGTAAACCGATGGTTAAAACACAATGGTTATTTTATAGTGCATTTAGTAAACGTAAAAGAGTTTGATACGACTATTCCAGCGGCAAAACCGAAATTAATAATGAATCCCCAAAGGTTCTCAAAAGAACGTATTACAAAGAGTAAAATAGAATTTGATGGATATTCTTATGAAGGAAGTTATGATATTAAACCAAAGCGCAATAAAATAATAGTCAATGAATTATTCGAAGATTATGAAAACAAACAAAAACGAGAACAGGAGCATACACTTTACACCGAACCGATTGATACAATTGTAAGCATTGCTCAAAAATGTGGATTTCACAATCATGCAAAAGCAAAAATGTTGAATATAAATGGAGATAATTATCAGTTTTTGTATGTATTTGAGAAGATTCATTAGACCGACAAAGAATAAAAAGTTCTCTATATGTATTAGAAATGAATAGTTACAAAATGGAATTATTGAGAAACATTCTTCAAGAAAATATAGAATTAAGAGAAAAATTTGTAAGTATACGCAATTATTATGCCACATTGGTATTAGAATGTTATAAGGATCCTCAATACAATGACAATTATAAAATATTTTATGATTATGTAAATGATAGCACAATTGGGGGATTTTTGGGAAAACCAAAAGAAATAGTGGCAACAGAAGAAATCTATTTTGAACGTATATTAAAATACACCGTACATAGTCACGATATGTTAAATTATTATCACAAAACAATGATAAGAAAAGTAATGGAAAAAAACAAGGTGCCAAAAGAATTGTTTAATAATATAATTAAATACATTTAAGATATATATACATATGTACGATATAGCAGTTGTAATTGCTATTTTTATTATTTTCGAAAAAATGCATCAAAATACAATATAATCATATATTAATGTTTAGTATTATAATTGCAGTAATTATTATTACAATTATACTATATTTGGCCTTTATAAAAATAAAGTATCCTTATTGGTCTAGTCAGCCCGTTTATCACAGTTATGATTTATTTAATATATTTTATAGTTCTCCGTATGTCCATTTAAAACAACCTTATAAATCGAAATATTACGATTGTCTTAGAGTTAAAACGGTAAAATATGTGGAATTAGAGAATAAACATAAAATGATTGAATTATTGCAAACCAATTACATTGAAAGTGATGAATTATTATACGAAATAAACGAAAAATCGTTGGATCACATATATCAAGGTTCTCAATATCCTTGTTTTATAAGTGTTTACAATGACCAAACATTTACGTATAAAGATGGAAAATTAAAAATTAATAAAATGGATTATCTACAGGGAGTAATAGGAAGCAAGCCCATATTATTTAATGGAATGAATTTACAATTTGTGGTGCATCAATGTTGTGAAAAAAACGAAAAAGACAATAAAAAAATCAATAGAACGTTATTACAAAGTCATGTATATAATATTATGAAACAATGTCCGGAGAACCAGGGATTTTTAATACGTAAAAACATTGATGATTTTGAAGGAGTGGTGCCGTTTGTATGTTACGATACATATTGTGTGCAATTAGATTATAAAGATAAAAAATATGATTTACCTCAAGGTCATTTTATAGTAAAAGGAGGTTCTCAACATTTACAAAATATTCAGGAATTTATTACAAATATGCAGATGGATTATAAAATATGTTACGATTTGGTTTATGATAATGACATTATTATTTATTTATATTACGTATTAGAGAACCTTTGTGGCATATATGTGCTCAAGAAAACACACACATATGATGAAAATGCAGAGGGATATATATTAGAATTTGTGAGTAGTTATAGTATATTGGAGAACCCGGGTGATTTTTGCGTAGGATTTGATTATTTGTGTGGGTTGTTTGTCAAGGAAAATGTAAAAAAACTGCATATGCATGATTTGGGACATAATAATGTTTGTATAGAGCGGTGGAAGCAGCCGACATATAAATACAAAAGCAGTTTATATTTATACAATGTTATAGTACCACGAAGTCCGGTTCAAAATAATCAAGTGTTTTCGATGTCATAAGTGACCATTTCTTTAACCAGTGTATCAAAGTCAATAATATGTTTCCATCCGAGTTCATTAAATGCTTTTGTAGGATCTCCCAATAATAATTCAACTTCACAGGGGCGATAATATTGTGGGTCAATACGTACATAAACACGACCATCACTTTTATCAATACCAATCTCGTTTTCTCCAGTGCCTTCCCACGTAATAAATATATCTGCATGATTAAATGCCTTTTCAATAAATTCTCTTACGGTATGAGTTTCACCCGTTGCTAGTAGATAGTCGTCACATTTATCTTGTTGCAACATAAGCCACATACCATATACATAATCCTTTGCGTGTCCCCAATCACGTTGTGCGTCTAAGTTGCCAACTTTCAAACAATCTTGCTGTCCTTTCGAAATTTTCGCAACTGCTTGTGTAATTTTTTTTGTTACAAAATTGTGACCACGTCGAGGTGATTCGTGATTAAATAAGATGCCATTGCAAGTAAACATATTATACGATTCGCGATAATTCTTTGTAATCCAATAACTATATAATTTTGCAACGCCGTATGGACTACGGGGATAAAAAGGTGTGGTTTCTTTTTGAGGTGTTTCTTGTACAAGACCATATAATTCACTTGTCGATGCTTGATAAAAACGTGTAATATGTTGCATATCATTTTGGCGAATAGCATCTAACAAACGAAGTGTTCCCAGGCCATCTACATTACCAGTATATTCGGGCATTTCAAATGATACTTTAACGTGTGATTGTGCTGCTAAATTATAAACTTCAAATATTTTGATAATAGGATGATTTTTACGTATATTAAAAATGATTTGAAAAAGATTATTTGAATCTGAAAGATCACCATATACTAATTTTAGTTTTGGATTATTATAGAGATGGTCAACACGTTGAGTGTTAATATTGGAAGCTCTACGTATAATACCATAAACAAAATAGTCCTTTTCCAATAAAAGTTCTGCCAAATAAGAACCATCCTGTCCTGTAATACCAGTAACAAGGGCAATTTTAGAATCGATACCATTCATCATTGTATCAAAAAAACCTTTCGGTAAATTAAACATATTTATTAGTATAAATATGTTGAATGTTTATAAGTTATTTTATTAAATATAATTTAATCCTTTTTCTTACGGGGAATCTTTTTCTTTGGTGCGGGTTTTTTCGCTCCTTTCTTATTGAATTCACTACTTTGAAGTTTCATTCTATACAACTTATATTTATCATATTCGTGTTCAAGAGTACCGAGTTCACTGTACCACATTCGTTGAATGCTCATATTTGTTAAATATTCGAGTTCTTCTTGTGTTTCTATCGTCTCCTTCATAATTTGTTCAACATTTTCTGTAGTGACTGAATCCATCGGCATCTTAGTAAGATATTTATAACTATCTTCGATTTTGTAATATTCAAGTTGTTCAAGAAGGTCGCATACTTCTTGGGAGCTCTTACGACGCAAGTCAAGTTCGTCGTTTAGTATTTGATTAATATAGCGTGCCTTGTTTGTCATTTTCAATAATTTCTTTCGCAATACGGAGAGAATGAATTCCTTTCTAATTTCATAAAATTTCATACGCATAATAATAAACTCTTCGATAATTTCGGATACAGTGTTATATTTCTTGAGTTTATGGTTGGGGTCAAATAGATGCATATTACTTGTGCTGGTGGTAGTGGCGAGTTTCAATAATTTCTCAACGCCATTAATACCATTTGCTTCGATAGTTGATTCGAGTGTTGCCAATTTACCACGGGGAAATGTAACTTCAATCTGCACATTGATTTCGGTAGAAAGGGAAACAAAGTCGCGGATTTCGGAGGGTTGTTTCTTTCCATTTTTGGAAACCCCGTCAACAAGTCCTTCTAAAAATGAAATATACGACATAGTCCAAGTTCCAATGGGAAGTTCCTTAATAAGAATTTTATTGTCATCGATTTTTTCATAAAGACCTTTGATCAAATACTTTTTCGGCTCGCCGTCGATTTTTGAAACAGTACCTTTAAATCCTTCATAATAAGGAATAAATTCGAATTTATCAACCGGCTTATCAGTAAGACGCATTCTTAAATACGTAATAATATCTTTAATGCTATAGGATGGAATGTAACAAGAGAATCCAGTACCAATACCAGATATTCCGTTCATAAGTACAAATGGAATAATAGGTACATAATATTCAGGTTCAACACTTGTACCGTCGTCATTCAAATAACTCAAAATAGGGTCGTCAGCTTCTTGGAAAATAAATCGTGCAATGGATGCAAGTTGAGTAAATATATATCTTTCTGATGCACTGTCATCACCACCTTGAAGGCGAGTACCAAATTGTCCGTTTGGCATAAGCAAGTTAACGTTATTTGAACCCACATAGGTTTGTGCCATATTTACAATAGCACCATTTAAGCTTGCTTCGCCGTGATGGTAACAACTGTGTTCTGAAACATAGCCGGAAAATTGTGCTACTTTCACTTCACTGGTGAGATTACGTTTAAATGCGGAATATAGAATTTTGCGCAATGATGTTTTCAAACCATCCATTACATTTGGAATGGAACGGCCACAATCATAAGTACTAAAGTGAATGAGTTCTTTGTTTACAAAATCTTCATATGGTGCTTTTGGGTCACTTGTATCCAAATATGCATCCTTATCGTATCCACTTAGCCAAGTTTTTCGGTCATCTGCTCGCTTTTTATTAAACACTTTGTCAATAATATTGTCGCTTTCCGGACCTGTATATACAAAGTCCACTATTTTTTTATTTGCGAAATATTCTTTAAATTCGTTTGCGGTGGAAGTACCCAATCCCTTGAAATATTTGATATTCCAACCCTTAGAACCATTTTCATTACTTTCTTTCCAAGTATTATACTCGCCCTCGTTATAAAAGAGTTTGGTTGTTGCGCCTTTCTTTGCGCGTAAAATAGGAGTATTCATAAATGAAAGGAATCCGGGCATTTTAATCAAACTGGCCCATTCGCTATGAAACATATTAATACAAAGACCTTTAATATGGGAACCGTCTGTGTCCTGATCACACAAAATCATAATTTTGCCATAGCGCAATGATTGTTGCAGTTCAGAAAGATTCTCATAATCCCGACCACTTTCCAAGGCAAGAATCTTTTTAATATCATTAATTTCTTTGTTTTCGCTAATGCGCTTAAGCTGTTCACCGCGCACATTAAGAAGCTTACCTTTCAGGGGATAAATGCCAATGACATTTCGGTCATCGCTACTTAGACCAGAAACAATACCAGACATAGCACTAAGTCCCTCACAAAGAATCAAAATACAATCTTTGGATTGTTGAGTGCCGGCAAAGTTGGCATCGATGAAATTAGCAATACCGCGAATGGTTTTCGTTTTTGTTCCATCTGTTTTCTTTGCAAGGCGCTGTTCCTTAATTTCCGACAAACTGCAAGCGGTATCCATAACACCCATTTTAGCAATGCGGTCAATAAACCCGTCTGTAACAGTACAAGCTGACCCGAATTTAGCAAAGGGAGTATTCATATAATCTTTTGTCTGACTATCAAAAGAAGGGTTTTCAATATCACATCGCAAAAACAAAATGAGTTGTTCGCGAATAGAGCTGGGGTTAACGCGAATCTTTTTCTTTTTCTCAATATATTCGCTTAGTTTTCGTGTAATTTGATTCATAATATAATCCACGTGCTTTCCACCCTTGGAAGTAGAAATACCATTTACAAAAGATACTTGCATAAATTCCTGCGTCGGAGACAATGCAACAACATATTCCCAGCGCTCTTCGTGAGCTTCGTGAAATCGTTTATGTTCGCCCTTTGTGCCAATATATAGGTCAACATAATGTTGAAAATTTCTTACGGGGACTTGAACGTCATTCCAAAATACTTTAATTTTTTTAACAGATTGGTCGGAAACAGCGGCAATATCAAAAGTACGACGTTTAAGCATATCCAGCATATCTTGGGACATACCTTCAATACCAAAACGTTTATAATCGGGTTTAAAAGATACCTTTGTATAAGGTTTAGTAGATTTACACTTAGTAATTACAGGAGGGGCAAGTTGGTCCAAATTATTATGAAATTCTTGAACATATTTAAGACCTCGAATATGGTCAACAGTTTCGACCCTACCATAGGTGGACCAAATCAATACAAGTTTGAATCCAAATCCATTTTTACCACCGACGATTTTTTTTTCAGTTTTATCATAATTCGTAGAAGTGCGTAGATGTCCAAAAATCATTTCCGGAATCCAAATATCATATTCGGGATGTTTGGCAATGTCAATGCCATTACCGTCATTATAAAAAGTAATCATATCTTTTTCTACATTTACATTAATTTGAGAAACGAATTTTTTATCAAGAATTGGGCTATTTATCATACGAATAACGTGGTCACGGCAATTAACAATACCTTCATCAAATAATTTATATAGACCGGGAATGTATTCAATTGTTTTATATTTGATGGAGTTTTCATCAAAAACCCATATATTCGCGTCTACGTTTTCAACAGAGCCAATATATGTATCGGGATTGTCCAAAATGTGTTGTTTATCAGATTTGCGCTGATATTGTTTAGCAAGATCGGTCGAAGGAGCAGCCATTATAGAATAATATAATATTCTCTTTAATTAATTTCACAATCAATTTTATATGCCATCAAAGTTTAATATTGTAGAGTTTTGCAAAAAAATTAACGAGCATAATTGTGCAGATTATTCGAAGTTAAAAACTGCAGGAAATAATCCTCAAATCAGTCAAAAAATGCGTTATGCGGAATATATACGTTCAAAACATCAATTTAGCAAAACTTCGTGAAAAGTTTTTTTATATATTTTATATATATAATGACTAAGCAAAACCCCAAAAAATTAATGAAAGGAACTGACGGTATGTACCATGTAAATGGACACAAGTTCGAAAATCTTATTGCCTCATCATCTGACGAAAAGGGCAATCCCGTGAATGCCCGCCTTGCTGTTATGCGCGGACACGCATACAAGACCAAGAGTGGTCTTACCAAGGATGATTTAATGTACAGCAAATCATCTGGAAAAATCGTGTCCAAGGCCAAGAGTGAGTTCGAGAAGAAATTCAATCGTCTTAACAAGAGCGGTTATGCATTGGCAAAGAAAGGTAAATTCGGAACGAAGAAGATTAAAGGTGGACGTCGTAAAAATAAGACCGCCAAGCGCAAAGCGGATATGAAAAAGTAAATAATAAAACACATAAGTAATCGTTATATGTTTTATGGTTATAGAGAGAGAGTGATATATAATAAAGATTACAAAAATTGATTCACATTGAAATATAGATGTACTGTATATAGTTATTAGCAGTTATGGTGAAACTTGAGTTGAAAACGTACGAAGAATGTAATTTGTGGCGCACAATGCAAAAGGAGCTGAAGCAGCACAGTTCCTACCAAGTAAAGCAGACATATTTTCCTCACAATATGGATACTTGGCGGGAAATGAAGAACACGATTGAACGTAAATATCGTAGCGAGATTGAAGCATTGCAATCTGCTCGCAAGGAGTTGGAAGAGTATCACGCAATGCACGAGGCAGCCGAGACACTCTTGCTTTTGAAGAAGAGAGAGGAGTACAAGCAATTTAATAAGGCACGAAGATGTCAAAATAATACAACTCCAGTTGTTGAAAAAAAAACAGTTCGTCGTTCTACACGAATTGCAAATAAAAAGTAAGTAAGAGCTTAAGCTAGTTACCAGTAGTAGTTATTGTTGTTTAAAAATATTAAAATGTTTAAAAGTAATATCTTTTTTTTAGTAATCGATTAATATGGGTATATTTTCACCATTTTTTGGAAAAACGGGATAAACCAATCCTATTTTTTCGTGAAAGGTTGGTAGTATATTTAAATGATAATTATCTTCATCTGGGGTATTGAGAACATTAGCATAGATATCTTCTATTTCTTTTTTGATTGGTGAGTCATCAGTTAAATTAAGTGTAATTTGTGGGTCGTATATACCATAATTATTAATATTATGATTAACCAATTCTTCAAAGTTAAAATCCACCCCATTGTGATTAATATGATGAATTTCTTCGATGGTTTTATATTTTATGGGTTCAACTAAATCACTATATGACAATATATTTGTTACAATTTCATCAGGGAAACCTTTTTTTATCATTTCTTCCACAAATGTGGATTTTTTAAAATAAAAATTAACATAATATGTAAATGTTTTCAAATTGAATTTAAGATGACTGGAATATTTTTTCCAATCACTTAATTGGTCGATTTTTTTATAATGAGTACAGTATTCTTTGCTTATTGTAAGATTTGCTAGATAATCGGGTATTTTGTCATTTTCTATCATTTCAATGCGTTTATTTTCCAAATCAATCCATTTAAAATGTAAAAATTTTTGCTGTTTCAAAATATCATAATTATAACAAGATAAATAAAACATTGTTTGTTCTATGCAATGAACATACAGAGAATAAAAATAACCATATGGATTACCTTGATTAAAATGATGAAAGGATATATTAAATAACGAGTACATAATGATTTATAATATATATATAAATCATTTTATATGGATGTGACAAGAGGATTTATTTTTTGTTTATTATTTGCATTATTGTAAGACGAAACAACAAAAAATTTGGTAAGAATGTTAGTAGTTTCATACAATTGTTCTTGACTTGCTACAGCAAACCATTGATATTTTGTACGTTTTAAAAGTTCTTGTTTTGGTATGTATATACCATAGGCATCAGAAATATTTAAATAATCTTCTTGCATTAAATCATCAATAGTAATGGGTTTATTTTGGTCATCTTTTATACCAATAAAACGTCCATCAATCACAGAAATAGAATCAGAATGCGTGTGCTTATACAAAATATTCGAAACACAACCTTTAAAATCGTGTTCACTTGTATAATGACCATTATCAAAAATGGATTCTATTTCTTTGATAAACATTAGCATAACCGGGTTTTCTTTTACGGAACCAATAATATCAGTGGTGGGTATAAATCGTGGTTGATTCTTAAATTGCATCATATTAACTGTTTTGTTAACATTTTCACAAGCAAAAACTTTTTCACTATCCAAATGAGTATTAAATAGGTCGTTCAAATTTGAAGTACATAAAAAGCTATTGGGAATGTGAATGCCACCATAAATATAAATAAGTTTCATTAATCCAAGTAATCGATATTGTTTTTTAATTGGATCGCTAAATGAATTCATATCAACGTTCCAATTAGGAATTAATTTGTCAAAACTCTCATCATCAATTAGGCAAATATTGAAATCATTGCCACACATGTTAATTACGGACTGTACACATTCAATTAAATAAGGTTGATTTAATTCCTTTGTATTTCTACTTTGAAACGAGTTCCATTTGCGCGCATTGACTTCGTATTCAGAATGAATCCATATTATTGGGCGTTTTTTTCCATATAATGGAAAATCATTTAATAAATATTTTCGTACAAGTTCATAATCGGATACATCTTCTGATGTCTTGAAATATTGCTTAATTTCTTTTGAGAAAGAACTTGCTATTAAAATCAAAGTCATTGGAAGCAAATAATTTTTTACAATATTTTTATCAAACATATTACTATAATATATAGTAATATACATTTTTTAGTCAAAATAAATATAATAAATAATATTGTATTTTGAATTGATGTATTTTACCTCAGATGTAAACATAATATCATTGTTTTTACAGATTTGGCGCAATATATTTGTAAATGAATTATAAGTTAAATCGCGTTCAATGTAAAATAATTTTGATGGATAATAATATTCCGTCAAATATGCTTTAAATTCGTCGTAACTATCCTGAAAAACAAGTTTCTTAAAAGCATTCTGATCAAACAAAAAATATTTGTCCGTTCGTAAACATATAGTGTCCAAAAAGATGAAAAAATCTAAATTTGGTACTGGTTTTTTAAAAATTTGCATTTAAAGGTAGGTAATATATCATAATACTATAATTTTATATGTTTTCGTAATTTAATCATTATAATATTTGTCACAAATCGCTAAAACAATTTTGTGAGAATGTTGTATAAAATTGTCAGTTATATTTGATAATTGTAATCTTGCATAACTATAATTATAATACACAACATCATAAAATGTATACTTATGACGATGTGGTTGGGCTAAACCAATGAGTTTTTCGTCATCATTTACAACATTTTTAATTTTTTCTAAATATAAAATGGCATCCATATGCTCTTCTTGTGCGTGTTGCAGCCAGTCATTAATACTTAAATCTGTGCGGTCAAGATCAGTATTGTACTTTTTCTTTCCAATATTAGACCGTTCTACAAACGACTCAATTACTGATTTAACAATACTATCACAATGTTTATAACTCATACGTATTTGATATAAATACAAATTATGTATTTATATCAATTTTATATTTATTTTTCGATTCTTTTTTGTATATTTTAATGCTGTAATTTTTTATACATGTAAATATACTCTTGATCTTCGTGTAACATTACAGAAAAACCATATTTCTCATAATATTTTGTTAAAAATGAACTGCTTCCATGTTCTGGTTGTTTTTCAATATATAAATAAACCCCATTTATATTTTTTGATGTATTTGTCATAAGAACAGCATATTTGTCAATAATATTCAATACATTTTCGATAGGTTTGCCCAAAGCAATATTTTTGTTATATTTTGAACGACAAACCTCATTTACTATGGGTTGTTGATATTTTAAAAAACCTAAATTTGTTTTTTGTAAAGTAGCACATCCACCATCAACAAAATTCATAATGTTTTTTTCATTTTCTAGAAATCCTAAAGAAATGACAATGCAAACAGTGGGCTCATATGTTTCACTTAATAATTTTTTTAATCGAATTGTATTTTTACGATTTGTGTTTGCGTCTTGAAAACATATTTTTTGCATCTTTGTAATAAGTTGAACAAGTGTTTTAAAATCCATATTACGCTGAAACATACCGTGGTCGTATTCTTTCATTGTTACGCGTGTAACTGTTTGTTTTGTATGATTTATTTTATAAACAGCCGAATAATAAATGATACTCATATATATATAATTATAATAAATTAATTAGATTATTTGTTAACAATGTTAGCTCAATTTTATTTTCGTGTACGTTATTAAAAATAGTAATGTATTTACATAAATATGGAATAATAATATATTTCTCCTCTTCTGTGAGTGATTCTGTTCTCTTAACAAAAAAGAAGAAGTAATCGAGTATATCAATAACTGAGTATCCATAATTATATATTTTCTGCAAACATTCAATACCCTTTTTCAAATTTTTGGATTTAATAAAAATTATATAATCTTCAAAATCTTTCATATAAATGTTTGAACAAATCTTTTTACATAATTCAATATTTACCGGTTGATTTAAAATATAAATTTTTTCGAAATAATTTACAATTTGGTGAATAGAATTATTTGTAATTGAAATTAAATAGTCAATACTTTCATCATCAATTTGGAGTTTTTCGTTTTCTTTAATATTATGCATAATTTTTTTTAGATTTTCATTATTAATAGACGACAATTTCAACAAATGTAAGCGAGATTGCAAACTTTCAATCACTTTTTGTGCATTTGTGCAAGAACTTATAAAATGAATATTATTACCATATTTGTCAATATAATTACGAAATACTTGTTGGCATTGGTCATTAATGTTATCAATATCATCAATCACTACAAATTTCTTTTTACCTTTTATAGTGGATTGTGATTGACAAAATGTTTTCATTTCAGTGCGAAAATATTGTATACCTTGTTCTTTAAGATTGTTAACAAACAATATATTTTCATTTGAAAAACGTTCATTTGGTCCTAGTTCATAATATTCCCGAAGAATAATATTCAAAAGGCAGGTTTTTCCCGAACTCGAATCGCCAATAAGTAAAATATTAATGCTATTTACAGCAAACAATAGTTGTATAAGGTCATTTAAATCATCATTCAAATAAAAATCTTTAAAATATTTGGGTCGATATTTGTGTATAAATGTTTCCATTAAAATTCATAGTAAATAGTTTTTATATTTCTTATAATTTAAAAGTAATGTATACAATATATTATAAATGGATAAAGATTATTACAAAGTGTTGGAAATAGATAAATCGGCATCTTCGAGTGAAATCAAAAAATCATTCAGGAAATTGTCGCTGCGTTATCACCCCGATCATTGTAGCGACCCAAATGCAAACAAAAAAATGGCGGAATTAAATGACGCCTATGGGATATTACGCGACGAAACAAAAAGACAGGAATATGATAATATGCAACAAAATCCGTTTATGCATATGGCGGGAGCAGGAGGACCAATGCCTCCATTTAATCATATGTTTCAAGAACAAGATATAAATGATGTATTACACATATTTACACAAAATTTATTTGGTGGTGGTGGTGGGGCACCCGATATTAGAAATATGGCGGGAAATCTTCATATTTTTCAAAATGGAAATGGGTTTCATCCGTTTATGCAAAAACCCGAACCTATCCAAATGATAATAAATGTATCAATATATGATTGTTATCACGGAAAAACAGTAGAGATTTGTTATGAAAAATGGACAATTATAAATGATAAAAAAATAAAAGAAGATGTAAAGCAAAACATAACTATTCCTCCTGGAATTTATAATGGTGAAACGTTTACATTAACAGAGCAAGGAAACGTGTTAAGTGACGAAATTATCGGGGATGTATGTTTAACTCTCCAAATACAAAATGATACTGAAATGGCGCGGAGCGACGATGATTTACAATTAAATAAAACAATTAATTTAACAGAAGCATTATGTGGTTTCGAGTTCAGTTTTGATCATGTGTCAGGTAATAATTTCACATTGAAAAACGACCCATTAAAGGGAGGTGATATTATAACACCAAATTTCAAGAAAATTATACCAGGTTTAGGAATGAAACGTGGAGAAAAAACTGGGAATTTGATAATCAGTTATCAAGTAATTTTTCCGGATAAAATAACAGAAAAGCAAGTTGAAACATTAAAATCAATATTATAATAACGTGGTTCATATTTATTATAATATTTAAGAAGAAATACGCTTGGTAGGAATTGCAACATCTACAATATAAATAGAGTTCTCGGTAATAATAATATATTCACCGCCTACTTTGTATATTTTACCAATGGGACTGGTGTACTCTTCTTTATTTTTGACAAGTAGTTTCTCACCACCTTCACGGACACCAATTAAAACGTCCTTTTCAATTGATTCAAGCCAATAATCCATTAATAGGGGCTTGTCTTCTACAATTGACAATCTTACAGCATTTTGTAATGTATTTACGTCAGGTATTTTGTATTCTACGCTTTCATTTTGTTCTCCAGTAAAGCTACTCATTGAAGTTCTTTATATACTAATAAAAAAGTTCATCTTTAAATACTCTTTTTATTAATATATTTATATAGATGAGTAAAACTTATTACTCATTGTTGAATAAATTAAATACGTTAAATTGTGAGTTTTTAAACAATATTAAGAAGTGTAATTTCTTTCATAAAATAGAGAACCCTTACAAAATACTATATGTAGGAATAAGTTTAATAATGCGTGTATTTGAATATGCAAATCAAAAATTATGTAATATTGAAAATAGTTATCATTATGCTCAACAGGCATCAATTTATTATATTGAATATCTGGACCAAATATACAGTGCGAACTTATCATATGCATTAGATCAAAATGATGCAGTTTTGTTTGTGTATAAAAAAACTATATTTGAGTTATACGATAATGATATAGATAAAACATTGTTAGGAAAAATAATATCAAACAACGAAAATAAACTGTGTACCAATAACAATAAATATTTTAAATGTTTATCGCACAGTATACAAGTAATATTAGAACGTCATAACGATGATTTTACTCTAGATAATATGATATACATATGTAAATATTGTATTTTTAATATATTAAAAAATTATGATCATTTGGAAGAGATTATAGAATACTTAAAATTATTAAAAACCAATTTCAATTTTTCATACAGTGAATATATAGAATTGCTTAATTCTATAGGAAATGTTCATTATAAAAAAAAGAAGGAGGATAAATATTCTATATTAAATTATTATAGTTGTCGACAAGAATTGTCAAGAAGGTATAAGGATAATAATATAGAAAAAATGATAGAAGTATTAACACAGGATTAATTATTTCGAATGGTATTATTATAATAATTATAATTTACTGTATATTTCTTTTTTTTTGATATTTTCTTTGATACTTTTTCAGTTAATGAAACATTTTTACTAACTATATGTTTATATTCCGTTATTAACATATTTTTTATAAATCGATAGGCACATCTCAACATTTTTTCATTACAATTTCCCACAATTAAACAACTACCGGTTCTAAAAATCATAAAAGATATTTCAAAATAAGTTTTATTTGTGTTCAGTTCGGTAATAGTCATTTTTCCATCTTTAGTTGAAACCACTCCTGTTTGTTCTTCTTCTGGTAAAGAATTATTATAATAATATTTACATTTTACACCAGGATAACTACACGGATCATATGAAGTTTCAATATTATATTTGTTTGATTTCAACAAGTCGTGTAATTCATCACGTTTAATATAAAAGTTGCAGTTGAAATTGGAGTTGATTAATACATTATCATCTTTATCACCATTCTTAACAAACTGAATTTTTTCAGGTAAATGTGGTTGTATAAATAAAACAATACGTTTTTTAATATCTTCGAGCAATTCATCGAAAAAAATGCCGGGTAATTCTATTTTCCCAGTGTTAAATACTTTGACATGCATCTCTTTATATTGGTCTTTCATAATTCGAATAGTTAACGCAAAACAGTTATAAAATGCATTTGTTATTTTAATATTTGATGTTAAAATATCCTTTTTCGAAAGACCAATAGTGAGTTTGCGTTCATCTTTATATTTAATTTTTCTAGCATTTGGATTGTCTATTTGTTTAATAAGAACTTCTGTATAATAAGGTATACCTATTAAATTTTTTTTATAGGCATTATGTTCTTCCGGTGTATTATTTACAATTTTAATTTGTTTTTTTATAATGCCTTCTCCCTGGCTTAAATATGGAATCACATTTAACTTCCAATATACATCATATATGGATATTTTTTGATTTAAATATAGAACCTTTGTATTTGTTGAAATATTTAATTCATTACATTCTGGTATCCATTTATCATTATCATTGATTATATCATCGTTTTCAAATTCCATTTCTGGATTTTGTAAAAATTCCAACCATTCATCATCTACAGTGTTCATTTAATATAAAGAATAATAGTTTTCTTTATATTAATCAATTTTATATTTAATCTAAATTATGAATTTTAGTATATTAAAATTAAAATATAGCAACATATGTTCAATTGAGCAGTTATTATGTATCATATTTTCGATATTATTTAACATTTCACAGCAAACATAATTAGGATGATATTCAATAATATAATTCAAATAATCTTTTATGATTTCTATTTTATTTGTATTGTATTTGATACTCATATTATGCAAATGTTCAACGTTAGTATTGTAATCTTTACTATTTATAAAAAAAGTATTCAAATCTTCGTAAATTGTTTTCTGTAAAATATTAATATCTTTAATGTTGTTTGTTTGATTTAATTGTAAATAATTAATCATTGAACGAATATCTGAACTGAATTTTGATAATATTTTATAAATGTCTTTGTCAGCTAGCTGTATGTTTTCTTTTTCAATTATATTCTTCAAAAAATGGACTATTTTATCTTCTGGTAATTGATTAAAACGCACACAAATAAATTCATTTTTTAATGATTCTTCTATTTTACTTATATAATTACATATTAAACAAAATCGGATATTTTTATGATTATATTGCAACAAATATTTCAACGCTTGCTGTGCATTTTTTGTCATATAATCAACTTCATCCAATACAACAAATTTTAAATTATTAATGTACATTCCATTTGATTTTACAAATTGTATAATCTGATTACGTATTGTATCAATGCCGCGTTCATCGGATGCATTCAAATGAATAATAGATGATTTGTAATTTGTTATATTATTGTTTTTATAATAACTATCAATTAGATTAATAATAGTTGTTGTTTTACCTGTCCCCGGTGGACCATAAAATAACATATTTGGAAAATAATTGGTCTTCAATATGTTGCCGAAAATTGATTGATTAATCGGACCCAGTACAATATTATCAAAACTATTTGGACGATACTTTTCTACCCAGGGTATAGTATTTTCCATTTTATATTAGATTAAAAATAACTGTTTATGTATATTTATGAATAAAAATATTCATAACATGAATATCGGCTATTTAGAACTAATTTTCGGACCGATGTTTTCGGGGAAAACTACTACGCTCATTAGCAAATATAAGCAACACAAATTACTAGCATATCAAATATGTGTCATTAACTATAAAGAAGATACACGTTATAGTGAAACAGAATTGTGTACGCACGATGGGTCAAAAATAGGTTGTATTCAGTGTTATGAATTATCGGAATTATGGAACAATCCTCAACATAATATTCACAGTTGTAATATTATATTAATAAACGAAGGACAATTTTTCAACGATGTATATGAAGTTGTATTAAATATGGTTGAAAAACACAACAAAATAGTATATGTTTGTGGATTAGACAGTGATTTTAAGCGAGAAAAATTTGGAAATATGATGGATTTAATTCCTTATTGTGATAATATAACGAAAATACAATCATTATGTATGAAATGTAAAGATGGTACAAAGGCATTGTTTTCAAAACGCATTACCACGAGTGAATCTCAGATTGTAATTGGTCACGATAATTATATTCCAGTGTGTAGAAACTGCTATCTAACTTCTTAAAATATAAACAATATAGAAGTGCCATTCTTATATACAACCCATTATTTATTTGTTCAAAATATTTTGATTGTACACATTTATCGACTGATACATGCAATTCTTCATTACAAGGTAATGGATGAAGAATAATACTTGTTTTTTTCATTTTACTTACAATGGATGCGTTTAATATATAGGGTTCAATAGATATATTATTATTTTCAAATTGTTCTTTTTCTATTCGTGTCATATATACAACATCATATTTATGTATGTCTTCATAACCAGTAACATTATTTTCCGGAGAATATTCACATCCAAAATATGGATAATAATCTATACTTATATTGTCATATTTTTTTAGTAAATCAACAAGCATATGAATCGTCTTGCAATGTTTAATGTCACCAACAAATAATACATTTATTTCTGTTGTTTCATAATTAAAGTACTTTCTTATTGTATATAAATCCACTAGTGCTTGTGTATGGTCTTCATCACCACTATTTCCTCCATTAATTAGCACTGTTTTACAATAAGGAGCATACTTATATAAAAAATTGTTACAAGGATGATATAATATTAATATATTTGCACATTGTTCCATTTTTTTAAAAATATCTTCATGACTTTCTCCTTTTATAGTACTTGATGATGTTTTAGTTAAATTAATTACTTCCCCTCCCATTTTCTTCATTGCATAATCAAATGATAATGCAGTGCGAGTGGTAGGAACGAACAAACAGTTTGCCAATATAATGCCTTTAAATATATCATTATCTTTTTCTGTTACATATTTATTTGCATATGAAAAAATAGTATTTATGTTATTGTAATTCATTTTTTTTAAATCAATGAGTTTCATTATATACTTAAATTAAAATATATTTTTAAATCACTTAAAAATCATTTATATTATTCTATATAAATGGAATTAACTGAAGGACCGAAAAAGCGCGGGCGTAAAAAGAAAGAACAAAAAGTATCAGATGTGCAGGAGCAACCTGCCGCACCAAAAAAACGTGGTCGAAAACCAAAAGGAGGGAAAATAATAAGTAAAATAGAAGAACCAACAACTAATCATATATTAACAAATAATGTCATTTTGCATTTAAAATGCTCAATAAGTGATGTTAAAGATAATAGTGTAACGGAATTAAAATATCAGCCCGTTGCGCCACCTCAAATCAAAACATTGGAAAATGAACAAAATTATAGTTATATTGTACCAAATAAAGGTGTACGTGATATTGCATACTCAACTGAAAGTGTATGCTCAATGTGTAAAAATAATCAAACCGCGCACAACAATGATGATAATAATATAAATATTAAAGACATTGATGATAAATTAAAATCTTTGAAAATCAAACTATATAATAATTTATTGCCAAATGTTAAAAGTTCTTGTTTTTGGTGTACCTGTAGTTATGATACTCCACTATGTGTTATTCCCAAGGAAATAACAAATGACGAAATAGTGGGTTATGGTTCATTTTGTAGACCCGAATGTGCTGTCAGTTTTTTGTTCAAAGAAAATATAGATGATGCAATGAAATTTGAACGCTATCAATTATTGAATAGTATATACAGTAAAGTATACAATTATTCAAAAAATATTAAACCCGCTCCTGACCCATATTATTTGCTGGATAAATTTTACGGTACAATGACTATTCAAGAATATAGAAAAATGTTGGGTTCGCAACATCTATTATTGGTAATTGACAAACCAATGACACGCACATTACCAGAACTACACGAAGATAATGATTGTTTTGTAAATGATTTATATGTGTCAAATAAAAGCGAAAATAAAAGTCAAAATACAGGAAAGTATAAGGTAAAGCGTGAAAGTGAGAAAAAAATGGGTCCGTCAAAAAAATCATTAATAGAAGAGCATTTTAAATTGAACAGTTAATATATATATATAAAATAATATCACTAATAATATATATTATGATTGTAACAAGTTATTTAATGGGTGGGTTGGGAAACCAACTCTTTCAAATATTTACCACACTTTCGTATGGTTTGGAACATAAAAAAAAAATTATTTTACCTTATGCTGACACAACTCCAGGAAGTGTAGTGAGATATACATTTTGGGATAATTTGTTGCACCCCCTTATTGTATTTACAACAAAAAATAAAACTCATAAAATAACAAATGAAGAATTAATGAATTGTCAACAGGTATATAGAGAACCTTGCCATGAATATAAACAAATACCTCGATTTGTTACAAATGATTTATTATTATACGGATATTTTCAAAGTTATTTATATTTTGACACGCATTTTGATACTATATGTAACCTTATACGTTTAAAAAAACAAAAAACAATCATTCACGAAAAATATATTAGTTATTATTCTAATGTAAATAATGAAATTTGTTCGATGCATTTTAGAATTGGAGATTATAAAAATATTCAGGATTGTCATCCATTGATGGATATAGATTATTATAAGAATGCAATTAAAGATGTCGATGAAAATCGCAAAATTTGTAAGATTTTATATTTTTGTGAAAAACAAGATAATCATATAGTATTACCAATGATTATTGAATTGCAATCGTTGTATCAACACATTGATTTTGTAAAGGTAGATGATGAAATACCTGATTGGGAACAAATGTTATTAATGAGTTTATGTAATCATAATATTATTGCAAATAGTTCGTTTAGTTGGTGGGGTGCATATTTTAATCAATATAGTAATAAAATGGTATGTTATCCATCTAAATGGTTCGGTCCGAAACTCAGCGACAAAGATGTGTCAACAATGTTTCCTCACGATTGGTTAAAAATATATGTTTAATAGTATATAAAAATTGATTCTATTAATATAGTAATAATATTATCATTATTACTACTATGGAAAATACTGATCCTCTATTCAAACAATTGCTCGAAAACAATTCTTATGTAAAAGAATTACAAAATGAGAATAAACGCCTTAAAAAAAAGAAAAATTCGTGGAAAAACAAATACAATGCCATTATGAATATATTACACGATTATCCCAATATTATTACTAGACAACATAACGTAATTGATTTAACCGATGATGAAGATTCTGTTGATTTAAGAGCAAGTATTATTGATTTTACAAATGGATTACATATTATTAAGAGCGAAAATGACACGGATATTGCAATTAATAGTGGTTCTCCGGCTTCCACACAATTAAATAATGAATTATTTGAAGCCAATATTGTTGTAAAACAAGAATATGATGATAATGATGATGAGTGTGGTTGTTGTGGAACTAAACTTGATGATGAATGGGCTAAACAATATAAAACACCAAAGCAGCAGCCAATAAATACTCTCAATGATAATGATACCGCAGAAGATGAAGATAAATATGCATTTGAATGTGATGATTGTAATTATAAAGGAAGGGATTGTTACCAAGAACTTGGATTAACAAAGGAAGAAAGTACTATTTATATGGATTTGGGTGAACCGGACAGATGTGAGGGTTGCTTTGATAAATGGAAGAATACAGCAGATGGTGCAAATTATTTGAGAGAAACCCAAGACGACCAGGAGTACCAGGAAGTTGAGGAGGAGGAAGTTGAGGAGGAGGAAGTTGAGGAGGAGGAAGTTGAGGAGGAGGAAGTTGAGGTTGAGCAGGATGAGGAGGGGGAGGAGGATGAGGAGGAGGAAGAAGAGGTCGAGCAGGATGAGGAGGAGGAAGTTGAGGTCGAGCAGGATGAGGAGGAGGAAGAAGAGGTTGAGCAGGATGATGAGGAGGAAGAAGAGGTTGAGGATGATGATGAGGAAGAAGAGGTTGAGGATGATGATGAGGAAGAAGAGGTCGAGCAGGATGAGGATGAGGAAGAGGAAGTTTTCGAAATCAATATTGACGGAACTGTTTATTACACAAACGATGAAAAAAGTGGGGGTGTTTGGGAAGTAATAGACGATGAAGATATTGGAGAGCAAGTAGGTAAATTCGAAAATGGAAATCTAGTATTGTTTTAAAATGTTAATTAATTGTGTTGTTTCAAATATTTTTACATAATCGTCATATAATAAAATCATATTATTATACTCCATCATTCCGGAATCGAGATACGAAGTATATTTTAACATTTTTTCTTCGTCTTTTTCGTGATCGCAATAATATAATAAACGTACAATTACATTATGTAATTCATTTTTTTTCTCATTTAAACTATCGATTAACATAATAAAGAGTGGTTCTTCACTTGAATATGTAAATTTTTTGCTTAATATTTTATTTGATAATTTTTCTTGTATGCGTTTATCTTTCACGTATTGAGTGACCTGTTGTGTTCCCAATTTATCCATGACAATTAAATGTCGTTCAATATGCTCCATAATATAATGTATTCGTAATCATTATATTATGTAATAAATAAATCAATTTTTCTTATTTTTGCGCGTAATGCGTTTATTTCTATGTTCCTTACTTTTTCTTGATTTACGTTTTTTTCCACCCGATTGAGGTTTGCCTTCTTCGTTTTCAAGTAAAAAATTAGGTATTTTAAGCAATTCGTTGTAAAATACATTTTGCTTTTTTAGACCTTCCTTAACATTGTAATCTTTTTCGTTTTTAATTTCGATTTCCAATTCTGATAATTTACTTTTAAAATTATTAATAATTTTATTGATTTCCAATAACATTTTCTTATCCTGTATACGCGATTTATCCATTACATTGTTTATAATATCACTGTCCACAATATTTAATATTTCCTCTTGTATTTCTTCTTCTGTTACGTCTATTTGTGCATTCTTTAAATTATATGCAATATTTAACTGGTTTATAATTTCATGCAGAATGCGACTAATTTTAGAATCACTTTGAGTGTTATTACTTGTATAATAATTATCTGTATTATTATCCCCCATAGTATTGTTTGATGTAGTATTTTTCTCTTCTTCCTCTTCTTTTTTCATCGATTTTTCAATGTCATTTAAGTCCATTAATTCCAAACGATGTGTTTTTGCATTCCAAGGTTCAATCTTACCAGAAGATTTTCCAACAGTAATATCTTCAAATAGTTGTCCTAATCGATTACTTGTATAGTCACATAATAACTTATCTTTATTTGTATCATTAATCTCTCCTTTGAAAAAATCAACCATTAAATATATTTCATATTGTTTTGGATTATTATTTTCATTTGTAGTAATGCCAATGTTTAAAAATTCTTCATATACATCACGGGGTAATTCTTGACTTGTTGTAAAAGAGGATTGTCCTTTGATTTTGCTTGTGTAAACATAATCTAAAAATTGGAACAATTCTTCTACTGAAGTATTGTATATACCTTTATTATTATCATATATTTCACCGCTACTGTTTTTAGACACCATATCATCGATTTGTATTGAATTAATACGTTCCTGAAGCTGTGAATTTCCCGCTTTAACTCTACTTTTACCTTTATATGATGAAAGACGATTATATCCAGAACCTCCCGAACCAGCAATAGTATAATAAAGGTTACTGTATTCCTCAGGTACAGAATCTTTTAATACTCTATTTATTAAGTAACTATTTGTGATAAACGTTCTTTTTAATAGACCTTTATAAATTACTTCTTTCTTCTCACTTTTGTTTTCAGCGGCCGGGTTTAATTTTTTTATTAATGGTTCTGTATCTTCAAATATTTTTGGGGTACCAATCATTATGGTTAAAAAGGTAGATAATCGGACTGCAACTTTATTATTTCTAATATCGTTGATAATATTGGATGTTTCGTAACTGTCTCGGTTTGCTGTATTCTTCATATCAATTCCATATTTGTAAGCTCCGTTTTCTTTCTTATAAATATAATATGGAGTATTATGTATCCATAATGGATTTTTTTTATGTTTTTTATTTTCATTCTTCATATCAATTAAATATTTTAATACCTTATTTTCCAAAAAGGGTTTTATTAAGTTACGTTGGTCATTTGGGTCATAGTTAGTACTCCATTTACCATGTTTACCATTATTTGATTCTCTATATTTAAAAAAAGTGTGTAATATTAGTATATAATAATCAATAAATTTGTTTGTTGCTGCGTGTGTATTAGGATATAAACTCCTTTTTACTTTCTCTGTCATAATTTGCCTATTAATTTCTTTAAACCAAATAAATATTTCATTAAATTCGTTTTCCAATTCCTTATTTTTTGCAATTTGAATATTTGCAAGAGATTGATTTTGCCAAATTATAAACTTTTCATAATTATTACGTAAATCATAATATCCAGGATGATTCAAAAAATCATTTAACCATATTGAACGTCTGAATGTATATATCGAACCCTGATAATTAATATATGAATAATATTTGGTATTGAAAAAATTCGTAATAAGTCCTAACTGAATATTGGAAATCCTCGTATTATTTTTAATAAAACGATTATAAGAATCAGAAATATCATTATATGTTGGGAATTTTGTAGGAAATAATAATTCAATCATAAACAATACATTATGATTGTTATTTGAAACACGTTGTTCCGGAGTTAAATCTATTTTGGATTCGGACGTATAATTTGTTAAATATTTTACAAATTCTGTTTTATTAAAGAAAATTTCAACACGCGTCGCATAATCTAAGTTTCTCAAAATAGATGGATATTTCAGATCTGATGTGTAATAAGGATATGTATGTAATTTTTTCTTCACATTTTCCATCTCAGGATGATGTAAATTATCTTTTGTAAATTTCAATACACTTTCGCCTTCTGAACTTGGAATATTGTGGTCTAAATTTATAACTAATTCATATACAGTGAAAAAAGACATTTGTGAAATAATATATATATTAATTATATCTTATTTCTATTTTTATTTTTGCTGTTTTGCTACTTTTTCAAGTATCTTTTGCGCGTGTTCTATTTCTTCTTTACTTATAACACCATCTCCATTTTTATCTAAACTCAAATGGTAATCTTGAAACGATTCAGATAAACAACAATAATTGCTTTCCTCATTTAATATGAATTCAGTAAGTACAATAAAAATAATGGTAATGCATAATGCAATATAAATATCACGAGAACCCATCCAAGTAATCGCAAATACTAATATTTGCTTACTGAAAGAATGCTTTAAATAAGATTCCATTGTTTTACTTAATTTCAAATTCACAAATCGGGAAGATATGTTTAATATAATAATCATAATACCCGCAAATATCTTACTGTTATTTAACATTTGTACTTTGTCATTTATTAATGTTAACCATGTATTTTTCAGTTTTTTATCTAAATACTTCATTATAAATTATGATTATATATTTCTTGTATTAGTGGGGATTAATAATTGTTCAGTAGTTAGTTTGGTATTCATTTTTTTAACTGTAAACGTTTCGACGTCCAAACATTTCAATAATACATTGTCTATTTTTTCACGCATTTCTTTTGAAAGATTTTTATTACGACTCATTGTTTCGGCACGGTCACATTTCTCTCCTCTGCTTAAACGCTCTGCATCCATTTCCTGTTTTTGTTTTTCGTTTTCCAGTTTATCTTTTTCTAATTGTATTTGCTGTTCTTCTGATTTTTGTTTACTTTCCATTTTTTCTTTTTCCAACTCTATGTTTTTATTTTCCTGAATCGCTTCTAGCTCTGCTGCATCATCTTCAATCGCATCTAAATCTTCGTTCATATCCATATTCTCTTTAAGTGTATCTATTTTTTGGTAATATAAAATGATTAATGTGCATACAAGTAATCCAATATATTTATCAAAACGTGCATAGAATATTATGATAATAACTGCAAATAGTTTTCCTAAATGTGTTTTAGATACATTGATAAATGTCTTTGAATATGTTAACAATAATAACAATAATACAATTGGAATAAATTCAATAATAACTTTCATTATTAATATACATATTTTTTAGATATTTGTCGTAGTAATAAAAAATAAAATAGCACAATTTATTATATTAAAATCTAAATATTTTTTAAGTAATGTCTTTATTAAGTACCGCATCATTATGGAAAAATGGAACAGACAAAAAGAAAAGACAATCTTCTATGAAAAAACCATCATTATCTAAGGAAGATGACGGAGAACATATAGAAGAACCTTTCTCAAACATATCTGAAACATTTAAAAACGCTAATAAAGAAGGAATGGAAAGAAATGAACGTGTTATAAATTTAATTAATAAAATGACTACTGAAAATGATGAAGAGAATGAAGATTTAGTAAATTTCGAACCGTTGGCAAATCCAACAGTACACGTAAAAAAGGATTCATCTTCATTGGAAGAAAATAATCTTAAATATAATCCCAATCAACATCGCAAAGTATTTAGTAATTACACAAATGCATATAATGCCCCCGAATTTACAAATAAACAATATGTTAAACCTGTTGTCCAACACAATGATAAATTTCTTGAAAAAATTAACTATATGATACGTCTTTTGGAAGAGCAACAACATGAGAAAACCGAAAATATCACAGAAGAATTTATATTATATGGCTTCTTAGGCATTTTTGTTATTTATGTTGTGGACTCTTTTACAAAGTGTGGAAAGTACATTCGCTAAACAATGGCAGCAAATTCACTTACAACAGTATATCGCATTCTCCCAGATGCAATACAACAATAACAACATAAATAGGGATATTTATATTTATTAAATACTTTCATATTATGCATATGTTTGAAAATATAGTCGGTTTCTTTAGAAAGAAACATACATAATCCTTTGTCTTCTGAAATATTTTTTAATATATTATTATACTTTTGTAAATAATATTTTCCAATATTAGCCACATTATATAATATGTGTCGTTGTATAAATATTTTTGCTTTTGCTGCATTTTTCACATTTTCCTTTAATTGTGAAATCACGTTTTCATAAAATAAATGACTCCAATAATAAGAATAAATATGGTCAAGTATTTCATTTGGTAATCTCATTAATATTAATAATTATTAATATTAATTTACATAAAACCTTTATGTTCTAAATGTTTATAATCTCTATCATTTTGTAAGGAACGTTCAAAAGGCATCGCTAATGTGCTCTGATCACGTAAATAATGCTTATAAGCAATTGCTTCATTATAGACATTGTTTATAGCATAATCGAGAACCAATTTATTTAGGTCCTGTATTTGACCCTTTATATTGTCGTGCTTATTTTGTGCATGGTCGCCATAAATAGAATACATTATTATTTTCAATGTATCAATATTTTGGTTTGGTACTAATATTTCTTCGTTTGACTTTTTATATACACCTGCTTTAATCCCATTTTGTAATATTTGAATATTTTCAGCGGAAAAAAACGTTGTTTTTAATACACTCGATTCCTCGTGTATTGGTGCGCGATAATTCGTTTCTTTATTTTTTACGTTTATACGTTCCTGCATATTGAATAATGTTTCAGCGGGTGGTTCCATTATTTGAACACGTCCATTATAATTCGCTTTTTCATCCAATATTTTTAATTCTTTTGTATAAGATATGTGAGATAAACTTGAAGGATTCATATATACAATAATAACAGAATATATATTCTAAATATATTTAGAAACTGTGGCGCTTTTTTCTTCCATTATATTATAATGGAACAGTTCTATATTATAACAATAACAGTTGCTGTCGTATTACTAATACTTATTCTTACATACATTGGTGTATATGTAATGGGTGGTAGTGACAAGAGACCTTACCCACCTGATTCGTTACAGTGCCCTGATTATTGGGAAAAAAGCGGAGCCGATTGTGTAATACCCGGTGCGTCCACTACAAATGCTGGAACTCGTAACAGTGCTGATACCACTAACTTTGCAAACACACCAGCTAGTCCTGCCTATATATCTGGAACTCTATTAAAAACCGATGACCCATCTTGGCAAACATCTGACGGTCTTTCAGCCAAATGTGCAAAAAAGATTTGGGCAAACAATAATAATATAGTTTGGGACGGCATTTCCAACTATAACAGTTGTTAAATTAATATTTTATATCTACATAAAATATTAAATAAAAGGCAATAATTAGTTGTTGGATTAAACAACAAAATGTTTTACTTCGGGCAAATCAAAAAATGTAAAATCTAAACCATTGGATGATATTATTTGCTTATACAATCGAATATGGTCTTTTTCTTCTATCATTTCTATGACTTCGTGTTCCAAATTAAATATGCGTTTTTTTAATGGAGAAATTTCGTCAATATATAGTTTCATCGCTTCTTTCAAATGATCTTTCTGAGAAGTAGATTTATATGATTCCATATGCATATTAAATGTTTCTTGATGTTGAAAAAGATCATTTTTCAATTGCAATATTTCTGCTTGTTTTTTTGGGTCATTAAACAATGAATTATATTTATCCAATAATTGTTTGTATGAAGAACTATTAAATTCATAATTTTGGAGTTCATCTTCAAACATCTTTGAATTCTGTTTTTCTGTTTTGTATTCAAATAAAACATCCATTTTTTGTTTCATAATGGCTTCTTGTGATTCAATAACACCCATTTTAAATGCATGCAAAAAATCGACAACATTATTATAATTACCACAAAATATTTCAACTTTTAATTTACAGGGGTCACTTGTACTTCCACACAATGCTTTATATGTGCGGTCTTTAGATGTAAAATTCATACCGACACCCCGTTTACATTGTGCGCACGTTCCTACTACAGCAGCGGCCTTTAATATACGTTCCTTTTTTGATAAACCCTTTTCACTTGTTACTTTTTTTTGTTTTGTTTTTACTTGTTTTTCATAAATCGACTTCATTCTAAAATAATCATTTAAACAACTATTAAAATCATATTTACTTTTTGTATCTTTGTTGTCTATTGGTGTTTTCTGTGGGTCTCTATATTGAATGGATGGATTGTTTTCACTCGAAAAATTTACAATCGATGAGGGAAAGTAATCAATAATTGTTATTTCATTATATTCAATGTCAACCGTTTCTAATTTTGTATTATTTTCGAAATTAATATATATAATTTTATTATTTGAACAATACAATTCCTCTAACAATGGTGGTAAATCTTCTAATTTTTCAAAATAATTGTGTGAAATGTTCAAATAAGTACATACTTTAATTTCGTCAAATTGTAAATCCTTTAAATAATTATGATTTACATCTAATTTTTGTAAATTGGAAGGTAATTCGGACAATTCAATTAAAAGATTTGAAGGTATTTCCAATGACGTAATGGATTTGGGGATATTTGCCAATGATGTTATATTTCCTTCAGAAAAAGTCAATGATTTAATATTAAAATCGTTTAATGCAGTTAAATCCAATTCACCATTTAATGGTTCTTGTATGTTTAAACTATCATTTGTTTTATTCATATTTTCAATAATTGCCAATAAACGTTCTTGGGCGTTATTGTTTTCGTCTATTATTTGTTTACGTTGTTGTTCAATAATGTCCATAGTATAATATACTTTAATATTTATTTATTGTAGAAAATTCATGTAAACCTTCTAAACGTTGTTTTTCAAATTCATCATCTTGTATTCCTCTTATACGTGATAATATATATTGTTGATCATTGAATGCCTTTGCTTTCTTTTCTTGGTCAGTTAATTTATGTTTTTTCTTAAAAAACAAATATAATCCGGCTGCTGTGAAAAATAATACAAACACTGCAATATTGAAGAAATTCATATAATTAACCATCTTCTCACTGTGCATTTCGTTTAATGATGCTTTCAACATAAATTTACGCTGTTTATCTATTAAGTTTGGTTGCATTCTATATTTATAAATAAAATAAATATAGATTTTTTCAGTAATATGCTAAATAATATAACACGGCCATATAACAAAATATACCTAAAACCATCGCGACTAACCACGCAGGAATAACCGTTTTATGTTTATAACCCACACCGAATTCGCGAAAACTTCCATCGTGATCATACATAACAGAGGGTTTTATATAATGAATAAGTGTAAAAATTATGATAAATAGTGAAATAGAAACATTTAATTTATTTTTTAGTATTATTTGTCGCATATATAATACTAATTTATAAAATATTTTTCACTACTACTACTACTACTACTTCGTATTTATACAAAATAATCACCTAATGTATTAATTTTATTATCTAAATCCGTTTTATTTCACAATTCATATACAGAGGGAATTAAGGAAGATATTATTTATTAGTGTATAGAATAAAGATTATTATACAATATTCAGTCGTCATTAATAAATGATGATTTTTCGACTACACATTTCTACAATGAGGATTTACCTGCTAATATGCAATCAAATATTGGTATTATTGATAATCAAATATTAAAAATATTGGGACCTTCATATAAAAGTATTGCTGAGATTAACGAAATTTATTTCACTGCAACACATACAAGTAATTCCGATAAATCATTTATACAAATACATACTGATTCGTCTATGTATTTTTGCAGTACCTATCGTTTTTAGTATGTTTAAAACCAAATGAAAAAGTAACTACCATTATTCCAGGAGATAATTATAGTGAAAAACTCAATAAATATGATATACTTGGGTTTGATTATGCAAATACTCTTCATTATATAACAATAAGCGAAGATTTTGAATCCGAAAGTAGAATAGTTTTAAAAATGCATTATGCAAGTAATGATATATGTCACAAACTTTCAAAAAATTATACAAAATGGGCGCGTAATTTATATGAAACAAATAAGAAAACGATTACCGCAATGGGTAATGGTATGTTAATCTCACAATTTATTGCGAGTTATAAACTGTATTTTATACTTTTCTATTATACAATAGGATACGTCTATTTTACCACAAAAAAACACATCCATTACTGCAATATGTATTATTAACATCGTGTATTTTCTCTGGATTTCACTTTGCATTTTCAAGTATGTTTATTTTATGATTGAAACATATTATAATGCCATTTTGATATTAATTCTTTTCGTTCATCTCCTTCCATATCACTAAGTATACTTCCGGCAGTTATTGGTACCATTACATCTTGTTTACATATTTGACAACATATTCTATTTTCTTTTGTAACATCAATATCAGCAGTTGAAAAATAACGATAAGTACATTTACATTTAATGCATATTATATCAACACTACGATATTTATCCAAATATACTTTAGTTGTTGCTGCATTATTTTTGAACTTGGGCTCATAGTTGATAAAACTCATTTTTATTTATTATACAATAATACTATAAAAATCTACGTATTCAATTTTTGTAATATGTATAAAATAAAAAACATCTAACCTAATGTTGTGTGAATATAAATTCCTCTAAAATATATAATAATGTCTATTTCACCTAATGACGTTTTAAGCAACTTTTCTTCGGTTTAAGCAACTTAATATAACAATATGGAACATGGCGCAATCCAGACGGACACGGGCACTCTGAATCGTCAACGATTAAAGGAAAACGAACCTTTTTTACACGTAACATGATTTCAATGATGTTTTTATTTTATTTATGTTTAATACAAAAATAAAATATAATCAATTTTATTTATATTTTACAACTATTTGGTGATTATTGTTCTCTATCTTCTTCATAATACACACCATCATTGTAATCTTCATCTAAATGACTAATATTTGTTGCTTCATTTTCATAAAATGCATCTTGTAATTCTTCTTCGTGACGTTCAATGTCCAATACGTCTTGAACCATTGCATTTGCTTCTGCAAACTCTTGTTCAGACGCAGATGGATCGGCCATTTTCTGAATAAATTCCTCGCGTTCTCTATCATAAGTAGATTTATCATATTTAAATAAACCTTTTTGCATACCAGTATTCCATTTGCCTAATTTATATTTCTTTTGTTTATCTTCTATTTTACGCATTTCAATACTCATTCGCCCCAGATATTTGACAATCATTTTCTTTTCTGCTTCTTTGGAACGCGTTGTTTTATTTTTCACTTGTTCATAACTAATATTTATTTTATTTTTATTGTCATTTTCGTAAGTCAAAAAGGAAACAAGCAACTCGCATACATTTTTCTTTATTAATTCAGTATTTCCCGATATAATTTCCACTTCATCCAAATCGGTCTGAATAGATGCAACATCTTCTGTAATGGATGATTGTTTTGATTCTATTTGCATAGAACTATCATTTGTATCATTATTGTGCTGACGAATGCCCGCTTTTTTCATTTCAATACCCAAATGTACTATATCACCATTGTCAGTAATATTAATGTATTCATACAATATTGAATAAACACAGTATTTAAGTAACATATGTGTTGTTTGGCTATCTAAAAACGTATATTTGCCGGTAAATATTTCAACAGGTAATAAACTAGCAAAAATGTGTAGGTCTTTACATTGATTTTCCACTTCTTTTAATAATAATAAAATGGATTCATCTTGTGTGAATTTTGTTATAAAACTATATTGCTTGTCTATGATATTTGTAACATCTTTTTTATGTTGGTCAGATAAATTCCAGTGGTCTCCCATTGTTTTAAAATGGTTCTCCTTCTTCAATAAATTAGGATACAACTTTGAGAAATTATAAATAAGTGTTTTTAAATAATCACATAAAATGGCGTGGTTTTTTCCTATTTCATTCCAACTATTAATGTTCTCTAGATAGGTGTTTATAATGTTATATTGTTTTGTATCTGTGTTACCATATTTCTCAATAAAATCCATAATATGAAGATACAATTTATTGTTTATCATTCCCAAATATGTTTTCAAGTCGTCTAGTTCTTTTGTTTCTTCAGTTTTAAATTCATTTTGTTTGAATTGTTCGATGTTTTTATTTAATAGACGTATTAGTGGGTCTTCTATAACAGGAGATTGTATAGATGATAAGTAATCCAAAAATTCCGTTAAGGCAATATTAAAACTAAATTCAGGTGTAATAGTATGATGAATTGTATTTTCATTATTTATAATATTGAGAACCTGCATTAACGTATTTATATCATATTTTTTACCATTGCGTTTTAGTACAATTATCTTTTCTTCCAATGTCATCTCATTGCTATAACTTTTTGGGATTTCTCCAGATAATGCCTGGAATTTTTCAGGAATAAGTTGATCATTTTTATCAAAATTACAGTAATGTATAACCGCCTTGTAAATATTTTCTTCAAGATGACCAATTGGTAAAGAAGGGTATACCATACGGGTGATTTCTTCATGATATAGCAAAGGAGCTTTTGATAATATTTTTATATCTTTCAATAATGCTTCGTTATTGATTACACTGTTAATATAAAACCCGACCTTGGGATTCTTATTTGAAAAATAGGTAATCGGTTTTGTATTTTCATTATTACAACACGCATTGTCAATAAAAGGAATCGCACCGTGTGTTTTCAAAAGAGGAGATTCTTTTAATATAACTTCATTGACTTCATTGATTAATTGATAATTCATTAATAAATTTTTGGAGAAAATATTATCTATCATGAAATGCTGTTGTTTTCGTCCCTGTTTCATATTGGTAATTATTTCTTTTTTATAATCAGACGATATATTTTGTAATACACTGTCTTGTATATTGAATTTTACAAGAGGTGGCATAAAATGAGTCCAGTTTTCTACTTTATGTTCTTCTACTACCTGATCGTCCTTGTGCAACAACAAATATTGTTTCTTTTCTTTTATTTTATGATCAATCTCCGAATTGACTAATAAATATTTATCTATTATTTCTTTAATACGCTTTGCGAATTTGGATTGATTGTATTTTTTCACTGCATTCCACGGTTCAATATCATTACGTGTTTTATACAATACACAACTGACGTAATTTAATCCACTATAATCTTCTTCTCCGGTTAATGGATAACCCTCAAATGATTTCACACAACCAGGGAATGTTTTCTTTGGTTTAATACCTGGTATGGATATTTGATTGCAAATCAAAAAACACGAACTTACTATTAAAATGAGGGTTTCATTGAAATATGTATCATATTTGGGCATTTTCACGTCTTTCTTTTCTTGATATTTTTTAACTAATTTATTATATGATTCTTCTGATTTGATTTGAGTTTCTACAAGTTCAATACATAATCTTAAACAAAAGCTATCTATGGTTTCTTCCTTAACATCGGTGGATTTACATAAGAAACTAAAAATATTATATACCTTTTCCATATTTGGGTTTTCGAAAATGCGCTTTTCTTTCTTTGACAATTTGGGTTGGTCTTCCATTTTAGTTATTTCATTTTCGAGTAAACTTCGTGTTGAAACTTTAAATCCTGAATCATCAAATCCTTCTTCGGTGTCCAATGATACTTGTGAAATAATCATTCCACTGTATTTATCCACAATACTGTCGCCATCATCACTAATCGCTCCCTGAACACGAATAATTTCCTGCAATTTAGATGCATAATCTCCATTTGTTGAAAAGGTATATGCCAATTCATACAAAAACGCCGGCATTAGTTTTACATTGCTATCTTTACAATATTTCCAAAATGGCAATTCTCCCGAATCTTCAATGTAATTACGACAAAATAGAGTTACAAACTGTAATATATGTTGTTGTTTTTCGGAAAAATCACCAGTACCCAATATTTTTTGAAGTAAATCGTGATGAGGTGATTTAAGGCGCGCATCTGTATTTGCATACATTCCCAACTGATATTGAAGATTATTGTGTTTTTGTTCGTTCACGTCTTTAATAATCAAGAATTTATTTAAGTAGCGTTTATATGATTCCAGGTTCTTATTTAATTCTGATTCTAATTCTTCCATATTAACAACATAACGCGCTTCTAATTCACTTAATAATTGATTTTCCCGTTTTTGTTGTATTTTAAACTGAACTTCTTCTTTGCTTTGACATAAATTATTTGTTTTATTTTTGAAACAACTTGACTTGATATTACAAAACAATGTATTATTATCCATAAAAATGGTTTCATTTATTGAATCGTCACGTAGCCAATTTTTCTTCATTCGCTTGTAATAATGATATTTTTGCTCTTGTTCGGACGGCTTTGTAACATTTACTTTTGCGTAATCATTATCTAATACTTCGCGCTTACCACGAATAATAACAGAAGCCAATTCTTTTGCACTATCTTTACTTACTTCGTGTTTTTGAGTCAAATTTTCCACCAAAAAATCATAAAAATCTTCGTTTACCATATTTCGCTTTTCCGTTTCATAATTTAATAATATGTCATATGGAGTGTCGTCATACGATTCGTCGAAAAACAATTCATCTTTACCATTGTCTTTCATTAATTCTTCCAAATTTTCATATTCTTTTGCCAAATAGCGACGTCCACAATCGCTTTTAATTTTTAATGGGTTCGATGTATCTTCATCAATATCCATTTTTTTGGGAATATTGAGAACAAACATCATCTTTGAAAGCATCGCATAAAGAAGTTTACAATCGTCTATAACATACATTTTCTTGAGTAATTCGTGATTATGTAAATCCTTCGATACTTTTACTAATCCATAATCAACCACCATATTTTCACTATCTTCATCCAATAATTTCAACAATGATTTAATTATATTCGGATTTGATTGCATATTTCGATAACTATTAAAAAGTGCGGCCTTTTCTACAAAATTCTTCTTGAGATTTTTAATGTTCTCCTTTATTACATATCGTATTTCATTATGTTGAGTATATGTTAAGTCATTATTATAAATCATAAAGGGTTCTAACTCATTTACATAAGAAACAAACGAATATTTTGTATTCAGTATTTTACGCATAATATTAATAATCGTCTTTGATTTGGGTATAACAGATTCCAAATATTTATTGTATTTATAACTATTATCAAAATTCGTGTCACTTAATATATAATGATTAACGTTTTTCAATAAATCAATACTGGAATAATCTAATTCGTTGTCTAGATCGTCTACCATGTTCTCCACAATGTCTTGATGTTTTGTAAATAATCTGAATTTACTTAAGAAGTTTTGATGATAGTGAACTCGATTCATCATTTTTTCATTATTCATATACAACTTCGAGAACCTCATTGCACTATATGGAAGAGACATAAATGAGGAAATAGCCATTTGTTCATTTGGTGTATTATTTATTAATACTGTTTGTTTTGCTTCATTATTTGTTACCTTTTTCATACCCAAATTGTATTTCTGAATTACATATTGTTTGTATGACAAGTTCTCTCCATCAATAATGGAGGATTTAAAATCATCTATATTGTCAATAATTGCTTCAATATTTGTGTTTACATCTTGCATCATAAGTATATCATTTGATTCGTATGGTTTGTTATATGGCTTAAATGTATTTGCAAGTAAATTATCCATTACATCAGTATTTACCATTTGTTTTTCAACATAGTATTTTTTCTGTGCATTATGCAATTGTTCATATGTCTCATATGCGCTTGTATATACTACATCATTGAGTTCAGAGTCATCATCAAAATCACAAATGTGTTTTCTTGTTTTAACAATAGGTATTAACCATTGTAAATGGGTATTCATATTTTCAATAGAATTTACCAAAGGTTTATAAAAGGGTCCTTTTAATTTCGGTGCAACAACGACATTACCATTTTTGAACTCTGAAAAATGGTGGCGCAATTCTTTGAAACGTGTAATTAAGAGTTGAATATTGTTAATCACATATTGATTTCGCTTTTCATTGGGTATTGTAGATAATAATTCATCCATCAAATCATTTACTTGTATTTCAATATCATAACGTTTTTCCTTTTCGTCGACTTCCACAACTTCTTTAATTGCGTGTAATCGTTCACCAAATATAATTTCTTGTGACTCGTTAATAAGCTCTCCCAATTTTTTATCAATATTTTCTTCTTCTATTTCGATTTCTTGGTCATCTTCTTCTGGTGTTTTTTCTAACATTTCTATTGTTAGTTCTGGTTCTGGTGTTTCGGATAATTCTTTATATTCTTGGTCTTTAATGGGTTTTTCTACTTTATCTTCCACATATGCGGGTGCATCGCGCTTTTCTATTTTTTCAAGTGGAAGATTTTTTGGTATACCTTTGTATTCAAAGTCAATATAAATGACTTCTAGATCGGGATATTTTGTCAATTCAATCATGTCTTCTTCGATACTGGTTACTTGTGTTGTAAATATGGCGGGAAAATCACCTCCAAAATGTAAATTTAACCACTGTCCCACTTCTATATCATTTTGTTTAATATATCCATCATTTTCACTACGGTCGAGTAAAAAAATTTGCTTAATAGATTCATCTTTAAATGTATTGTTTTCCAATGCTAATGATTGAGGTGTACCATCATTTATTTTAATCAAATCAATACTGGTGTTATCAATATAATCAATTATAAATACGTGTTCGTGATACAAATCATTATTTGGACTATTTATTTCTATAATATCTCCTAATTTCAATATTAATTGTGTAGTCATAATGTTATATATATTGACAACATAAATAATATTTAAAATGGTTTTTCTTAAATTTATATAAAAATTGATTTAAATAATAATCCATACATTATATTAAAGTAGAGATGTCTGACCCGGTAATAGAACTAACCTCTGAATCTGAGAATATTAAAACCAAACAATATGTTTATGAAGAAAACAAATATATAATTAAAAATTATGATAGAAATATGATAAGTGAATCTTTCAGTGATTTGTTTGCATATAAAAGTGTGATTTCTGATGAAAATGGCAAACTATTGTCTATTGCACCACCTAAATCAATTGGTTATAATTATTTCACATCTTCTTATGAATGTGATTCAAATATTGAAATTAGCGAAATCATCGAGGGAACAATGATTAATCTGTTTTATCATAATGATAAATGGATGTTGTCTACCCGTGGCGCAATCGGTGGAACTTATTTCTATTTTAGAAATCAGTATTATGTCGACGTCCACAGTACAAGTCGTCAGATCAGTTTTTATGATATGTTTATGGAGGCATTGCAAGCGGATGACAATCAAATGTTAAATGATAATATGCTGATGAAAAATATGGATAAAAATTATTGTTATTCATTTGTTATGCAACATCCTGATAATCATATTGTTATTCCTGTAAGATTTCCTCAACTGTATTTGACTGGTGTTTATAAAGTTGATAATGTTGAAAATAATAAATTTACTGCAATTAGCAGAGAAGTATATGAGAACTTTGACTGTTTTAAAAACAGTGTGATTCATTTTCCCAAAATATTTGAAACAAAAGACAGTTTCCAAGATAATCTGGATGCATATACTGGATTGCAGGAACCCTATACAAATGTAGGTATTATGATATATAATAAACAATCGGGTGTACGTTGCGCAGTAAAAACACATAGTTATCTAAAACTAAAGGAATTGCGTGGAAATAATCCCAATTTGCAATATCAGTATTTATCATTGCGTCGTATTGACAAAGTGAAAGAATTTTTGTCTTATTTTCCTCAATATAAGAAACTGTTTTACAAATTTTACGTTCAATACAAAGATTTTATGTTTAATGTGCATCGCAGTTATATTGCCAGATACATCACAAAGAAAGAAAAGTTTATTTCAAATAAGTATATGCCTCATATTTTTAGAATTCACCAAGAAATGTTTGTACCTCATATGTTAAAAGGAGAAAAGACGACAATTAAATTGGATGATGTATATCAATATTTCAATGACCGTTCAATTGCCGAACTATTGTATGCACTCAACTATGATGCGCGTGAAGTACACGATAAGCAAGTAACTATTAAGCACATTTAAAATCATTTCAAAAATCATAAAAATCCTCTTTTTTTATGATTTTCATTATAAAACTACAAGATTAGTGTAAGTTCAAAGAAATTGATTATAATATGAAACACAGAGTTCATCATAAACACTCAAAATACGAATCTATCACAATGTCATCTTGTTTGATTTGTTGTGAAAACTTTACCACAGGAGATCGGTCCGAAATACATTGCCAATGGTGCCAATTTTCCGCGTGCAGTACTTGCTGTAAAACTTACATATTAGACCAGAAAGCAACCGTTTGTATGAACGGAGCTAAAAATCCCGACGGAACGCACGTGTGTAGAAAGGGTTGGACCAGAAAATTTGTAATGGATAATTTCACTAAGAATTGGGTCGAACGTGAATGGAAACGGATGAACTCCACTGTAATGGTTGAAAAGGAGAAGGCCCTATTACCAGCAACGATGGCGGTAGTAGAGAACAGAAAGGAGATCCAAGTGTTCAAGACCGAGGTCAATGAAATTAACAAACAAATTGCTCTCCTTGAAAGCAGACGGCGGGCACTGAAACACCAAATCTCATCAGGTGGTAGTGTTATTACAACCAAAAATGCATCCATTGGACGTAAGTGTATGGGCCAAAACTGTCGTGGTTTCCTATCCAGTCAGTGGAAATGTGGATTGTGTGAGAAATGGACTTGTCCTGACTGTCACGTTATCAAGGGTCATGGTCGATACACCGATCACACGTGCGACCCAGATACGGTGGCAACAGTAAAACTACTCGACAAAGACACAAAGCCGTGCCCTAGTTGTGCGACCCCCATTCACAAAATAGAAGGGTGCGACCAGATGTGGTGCACTCAGTGCCATACTGCCTTCAGTTGGCGTCGGGGAACCATTGAAACTCGCATTCACAATCCTCATTATTATGAGTGGCAGCGAAACCAAAATCAAGGGGTAGCTCCAAGGAATCCGGGCGACTTTGAATGTGGTCGTAATTTGGCCGACCGTTCCACCCTCAATTTCATTAACCAAACATTATCAACCGAATCTCTCTTTAAGAATTTAACCAACGATGATCTTGTTGTTCTCGATACATTAAAAGAGAAGATTCCCAAAATCATTCGAAAAACAATACACCTTGAACAACACGATGGAAGAAAATTCGACACTACCAATCCAGTTGATAATGTAGACCTCCGGGTGAAGTATCTGTTGAAACAAATTACAGAGGCGCGTTTTTCAACTGGAATTCACACCGCCTACAAGGCATACGAAAAGAAGCAGGATATTCGAAATGTGCTCCAACTTCAATATCAAGGCGTAACCGACATCATTTATCGTTTTGCGGATGTATTGAAATCCCAAGTATGGGGGGATTATATTGATTCTCATCTCATTGCGAAACTTCTCTTGATTTCCAACGAAATAGATGAACTTACCAAATATTCGAATGAGCTCTTACGAGAACACTCAACTACGTATGGTTGTAAGAAATACACCATCTGGTATGATTCCGGGGGTTGGGCAGTACTATTTTAGCATAGCATAAGCATATTATTTTAAAACTAGTAACATTTTGTTTTTTATTGTAAAATATGACATTACTATTGCAAACCATTTTGGCCGGTTTACCGAAATGAATTGAATTCGAGGTAAGCATATTTCATATTTTTCTATTTTATAAAGCGTAAAATTGATTTGTTTACACAATTTATTATATATATAAACAAAATTAACAAAAAGATGAACGTCAACCATTTCCGAATAACTCGGGATATTTACAAACATATATACTGTTTCATGCCTGGATTCAAGATTCACGCGCATCATAAAATGATTAAAGCGACAGCGGCAGACGATTTTGAGTTTTGGATGGACCGCTACGAAGCTATCGTAAAAAATAAGCGCAAGAATCAGTTGGTTATTGATAAAATGAAACTTCTACAAATTTCCGTTCGTTCGCAGTTAGAAGCGAAGTTATACCGCGATAGAATTGGAGATTATATGGCTCTACATTTGGCGTGTTCAGAGGGTTATATGGATGTGGTGACTGTGCTACTGGAAAATGGTGCAAATGTAGACGTCAAACATAGTGACGGATTCACTCCATTGCTGTGTGCGTCTGAGAATGGTCGCGTAGATATGGTCAGTGCCTTGCTGGATAATGACGCCGACGTTGATATGAAGTGCAGTAGCAAGTGGGAAAGTGCACCTCTACATTATGCTTGCCGGAATAGTCACATTGAGGTAGCATTGTTTCTTATTGAGAATGGTGCGGACATAAACGCAAAAAGTAGTGATGATTGGTCACCCCTGCACTATGCTTGCGGGAACGGTCTTGTAGAGGTGGTTAATGTATTATTGGAGAAGGGTGCCGACGTGACCGACAAGGGTACTAATGGACGGACTCCCCTGCACTGGGCGTGTAGAAAAGGTCATACTGATGTGGCGATTGCACTATTGGAGAAGGGTGCCGATGTGAACGCCAAGAACATCGATAAATATACGCCTCTAATTCTGGCGTGTCAGAATAGTCACGGGGATGTGGCGGTGACGCTGGTGGAGAATGGGGCAGACATTCACGGGTCCACGCCACTGAACATTGCCTGTGAGAAGGGTCTTATAGAGGTGGCCACGGCCCTTGTGGAGAAGGGTGCGGACGTGCACACCAAGACCAGTTATGGACGGACGCCGCTTCACAATGCGTGTAGATATGGTCTTACTGGTGTTGTAGTGGCGTTGCTGGAAAAGGGTGCGGACGTGCACTCCACAAATATTGACGGATACACACCCCTACACAAAGCTTGTTGGAATGGTCACGTGGCGGTGGTCAATCTGTTACTTGAATATGGTGCGGACCCGCATGCCAATAACCGGTTTGGAGACACGCCCCTGATGTGGGCGTGTATGTATGGTCACGCAGCGGTAGTCAATGTGCTGTTGGAGAATGGTGCCGACGTGAACACCAATAACGTTGATGAACATACGCCTCTATTCTTGGCGTGTCGGTATAGTCGTGTGGAGGTGACCAAGACACTTCTGATAAATGGTGCAAATGTCCACGCCAAGGACAGTGAAGGGGGAACGCCCCTACATAATGCGTGTGAGAAGGGTCTTGCAGATGTGGCGCTTGCGCTATTGGAATATGGCGCAATTGTGAACGCCGAGAATAATGATGAAGAAACATCACTACATAAGGCGTGTAGTAATGGTCACGTAGAGGTGGTTAACCTACTGTTGAAAAATGGTGCAGACCTACATACCAAGAACATTGATGGAGAAACACCCCTGCACCCCGCATGTTATAATGGTAGTGTAGATGTGGTCAATACACTATTGGATAATGGCGCGGATGTGCACGCAATTACCAATGATGGATGGACACCCATGCAATTTGCTCGCCAATGCAATAATACAGAGGTTGCTGCTATACTACGGGATAATGGCGCACCCGTTTGAGCATTATCGCGCTGACGATTATGTTAATTACAGACACAGCAGATTGTCGAGCAAAGTAAGTAGGAAATAAATATAAATGTATTAGAAATTATTAAATAAAGATGTTTTTTTTGTAAAATAAATATAATATGATTAATATTTATTACAATGAACACCAAACCAAAAACAAAGAAGAGTGTAATTAGAAAAAAACAGGTGATACGTAAAATGCATTCAAAAAAAGGTGGAGGTGATGAAACACTACCGCCGCCGCCCGTTACTGATTATTCTAATCAGGATTTATCGAATAAGGATTTTAGCTCGAAGGATTTAAGAAATACTAATTTTTCAGGAGCAAAATTATCAGGTGCTAATTTTTCAGGTGCTAATTTAACAGGTGCTAATTTAAAGTTTGCTATTATGTATCGTTCACTTTTAAAAGGTGCTAATTTAACACATGTGAATTTATCAAGAGCTGATTTAGCAGGCACAGAATTAGCAGGTGCTAATTTAACAGGTGCTAATTTAACAGGTGCGCGATTAGACGGTGTTAATTTAGCAGGCGCGACTTTAACAGGGGTAGATTTAGAAGGTTCGAATTTAGAAGGTTCGAATTTAGAAGGCGTGGATTTATCAGACCTTGATTTAGAATCTTTAAATATGCAGCGGGTTAATTTACAAGACGCTGAGCTTAACAAAGTGAATTTAACAAATGCGAATTTAACAGGGTCGAATTTAAAGTTTGCTAACGTCCAACATTCACTTTTAACTGGTGCAAATTTAACAGGAGCAAATTTAGAAGACGCTATGTTAACAGATGCGAATTTAGAAGGTGCTAACTTAACAAACGCATATTTTAGAGGTGCAGATTTAACTGGGGCTATTTTAACAGGTGCAGATTTAACGGGGGCTATTTTAACGGGTGCAGATTTAACTGGGGCAGATTTAGTTGATGCCAAGTTGACCGGTGCTGATTTAACAGGGACAAATTTAACAAGGGTCATTATTGACGGTGAAGAATTAATAGGTGCTAATTTACAAGGTGCAATTTTAAAAGGGACTGAGTTAATAGGTGCTAATTTAGAAGGTGTAATATTAACAAATGCGATTTTAATAGATGTATTTTTAACAGGTGGGAACTTAACTGGTGCGAATTTAACTGGTGCCAATTTAACAGGGGCAGATTTAGTTAATGCGAATTTAACTGGTGCCAATTTAACCGGTGCAAATTTAACAGATGGATACTTAGAAAATGCGAAATTAACCGGGGCGAACTTAACAAATGCGGTGTTAATAGAGGCGTATTTAAACACCGCAAATTTAACAGATGCTATTTTTAAAGATGCTAATTTAACAGAGGTGAATTTATCAGGGGCGAATTTAACACGTGCTGACTTTACTGGATCAAACATGACAACCGTAATTGTTAATGATAATACAATAATCACTGGTGCCAATTTTACGGACATAACAGTCGAAAACGAATCTGTCCTCCGTCGTATGATTGATTCTCCAACATCAACATTACGAGCTCCTACATCAACATTACGACAACAACTACTTCAACGCAAATCTGTTAAATTAACCAAATATGCCACCAATCCGTTTAATAATGGAAATTTGTCTAGTTATGATTACATACTTCTCGAAGATGTTAATTATTGCGAATATATTAAGAATAAAAATAACCTGTTGATTTTCTTTGGAAAACAAGTGGCAATTATTGATAGAGAAACACTTAAACCATTTATCGAGACGACCACGGCAAATCCCGATAATATTGTATACCGCTGTAAAGAGGTACAGGACGCATTTCTACCTCGTGATTCAAATATTCTAAGCGGTCCTACGTTGAATATGACGGCAATCGGGTTAAATGGCGCGATAGTTCCCTTGGAATATTTGGATCAGGTAGTTAAAGGAGGTCATCAAATATTTATGATCGAACCAACTGATAATGTAAAGAAAATGCCAATTGCGTCATTAGGTACGCGATTGGGTGGAAGCGTAGTCAGTGCAAACCATTGTCAAGCAAATGTAAATAAGCAAATGTGTACTATATCTTATATAGAAAACCGCACATTGTTGGAAGCGTGTAAACCGCCCGCACCTAAAACTGGCGGAAAAAAGAATAAAACTATACGTAAAAAGAATAAAACTATACGTAAACGACGAAATACGCGTAAAAAATAAGAATAATAACCAAATGACGTGTAATAGACAAAATAGCAAAAATTGAATAAAAAACTATATATTATGTTTTTTATTCAATAAAAATGGAAACAATTAATAATATGACAAACGATCAAATGATGGATTTGATTATTAAAAATACATTGCGGCAAAATTATTTACTTCAAAATGGCGACAAATATGCAATTGAAAAACACCTTCTCAAATTATATAAACCGGTTGATTATAATAATATTCCCAGAACAGCATCACCAGTATAAATTATTTTCAAGGAGCGACAATAGTGCTTTGATCTATATGTTCTAATTCCTCTTTTTTTACTTGCTGATTATTTTTTAATATGCGCATTCCACCCCAATAAGCGTCACATAATCTATTTAATTTTATCATATATAACCCCGTTTGTTTTTTATTTTCGTCTCCCATATTTTTAACAGAACCTCGCAACATTTCAATACTTTCTGCAACATATTCGCTATTTGGTAATCGAGTTAAATCATTTTTATAATCTTTATTAAAGAAATAATCCATATTATCGGGTGAAATGTATTTCTCATAAGGTGTCAATAAATATTTATTCCATACGCGTATAGTAATTTTTGGATTGGCCTTTCGCACTGTGCGTATAGATGTTGTACATTGCTTCATTAGTTTATCGTTTGGGAAAATTTGTTCAAGATCATCTAAAAAATCATTCATTAATGTATTAAATGCTTTTAAATATGTACTTTGGTCAGCCATAATATAAAATAATGTGTATTACTTTTTAAGTATTTTAACTTAATATGTGAAATTTGGAACAGCTGGTTTTGCAGATTGACCTAAATCTTCCGTACGTTGTTTTTGTAAAACATCAATTGTCACATCGCCCGATATTTTATCGGGATTATAGTTATCAGGTGGTGTGTATATTGGTGTATTACTATCACTTACAGATACATAATTATACATTTGTCGGCGCCCTCCACTACCCTTTGCACTTAATTCATCGGGAGTTAAATCATAAAATGTAAATGATTCAGACATTATATTATCTTTAATATCATTAAAACTATATGAATTGGGTTCTCCATTTTGCTTTACTTCTTCACTTTGACTACTAATTATATCGGGGTGTAAATATTCAATAATTTCGTCGCCTAAAACCATCTTATAATTTTCTTTCACTTTTAAAAGGGCTGGAACACTTACTAAATTGGGCGGCATAATCACCCTTTTTCCATTATTTAACAAAATAAAATTTTGATTTGTTTGTTGGTCTAAATGACGATTATCAATACAAATAAAACTAACTTTGTCCTTTATTTGTGTTTTTGATAATACTTGGAGTATTTTTTTACAATGCTTACAATGATTGCTATAATATAATATATCCATTAAACTATATTATATTAATTATTTATTATTTTAACACATTTATACAAATGTTTAAAGGGCGGCAGAGCACATTGAGAATAAAAGGCGGTTCTGGAAGTATACAATTAAGTATGCAAATCCACCCATAAAAATATTTCCGAACATACCTTTCATACCCTGCTTACCGGTTAAAAGAAGATAGATAGATGAGAGAGCAACAATCACAAAGAAAATGAAGGAAATGATAGATAAATAGTAAAAGTATAGGCAATATTCCTCACCAAGAGGACCGAACAAAGTATCGTGTAAAGATGACATTATAGAATATAAGTATAAAAAAATGCTAAATAATATATATATAGTATAATAATATATGAACAGTGAAATTACTTGGAAAGTAATTAATTCGCAATTCAAAGATAATTATCAATATTTAGTTCGTCATCACATTGAATCTTATAATCATTTTTTCAATGATCAAATATTTCAAATCTTCAAAGAAAATAATCCCTTGTTTTTAGGTAGTGATTACAATCAAAAAACACAACAATTTAAAAATCAGTGTGTTATGTACTTTGGTGGCAAAGATGGTAGTAAAATATATTTTGGGAAACCAACCATTTACGATGGTAAGGATAATTTTCACAATATGTATCCAAATGAAGCCCGTTTAAGAAATATGAATTACGCTATGACTATTCATTATGATGTCGAAGTGGAATTTATTACTATATTAGACGAAACGGAACTTAAGGGGGGTCACAGCAATGATTTTTCATCCTTTTCTAAAATTAATATGAAAAATATCGATGATGCAATGAATAAATTCAAAATGGAAGGAGGGGCCAAAGCATCCAAACGTAAGAATCAATACGATGTTGAAATGACCACATCCGAAAGCAATGAATTAAAAGAAACATACAGTAGTGACGGTAAAGTATTAAAACGCATAATGACATTAAAGAAAATGTATTTAGGTAAGTTCCCTATTATGTTGCAATCCGATTTTTGCATACTACGTGGATTGTCAAGAGAGACCCGGTTCTCGATGGGTGAATGTAAAAATGATATTGGTGGATATTTTATTGTAGATGGTAAGGAAAAAACAGTAGTTTGTCAAGAAAAGTTTGCAGACAATATGTTATACATTCATGAAGCCAATGATGATACTTATTTATACAAAGCGGAAATACGCTCAATATCTGAAAATGTATCAAAACCTATGCGAAATATGTTTGTTGGTATAGTTGCTCCAGACAGCAAATATAAAAATAAAAATATTGTTGTTAATATTCCCAACGTCCGTAAACCAATGCCATTATTTATTGTGTTTCGAGCATTAGGAATTATTAGTGATAAAAGTATTATTACACATTGTTTATGTAATCTCGAGAAATACGATTCTTATTTACAATATTTCGAATCAAGTGTCTATGATGCGTGTTCTATTATGACGCAACAAGCAGCCATTAAATATATTGCTACATTTACTAAATGGAAAACGACAGAATATACTATGGAAATTCTAAGTGACTATTTTTTACCTCATATTGGTGAAAATAATTATAAATCAAAAGCGTTGTTTTTGGGCCATATGGTGAAATCATTATTGGATTGTTATAGTGGAAATAAAAAAGATGTTGACCGCGATAGTTTTAAATATAAACGTATTGAAACCGCGGGTTCATTAATGTATGATTTGTTTCGTGAGTATTATATTGCGCAATTGAGAACCATTCATCTTGAATTTGAAAAACGATTGTTATTAAATCAGTCATTATATGAAAATAATTTAATTGGTCTTGTAAATCAGTTTTATGTACAGATCTTTTCCGACCGTGTTGTTGAATCTGGATTCAAAAAAGGATTTAAAGGAAATTGGGGCGCAACGGCACATACAAAACGCATTGGTGTATTACAAGAACTTAATTATTTGACACACGCATCTATGCTCAGTCATTTACGTAAAACAAATCTTCATATGGATTCTGGTGCAAAAGTGGTGGGTCCTCGTATATTGCACGGAAGTCATTGGGGATTTTTTGACCCAATTGATACCCCAGATGGCGGTAATATTGGTCTTCATAAACACATGTCAATCAGTGCATATGTTAGTAGAGGAATTAGTAGAACACACATTATTAATTGGTTAAATGAAAATACAAAAATAGAACTTATTGAAAATGTATTTTTATCACACATAGATAAATTTACCAAGGTATTTGTAAATGGCTATATGCACAGCATTGTTAAAAAACCATATGAATTAATAGATACATTTAAATTACATAGACGTAATGGTCTTATTCCCATTTATACAAGTATCAATTTTGAACTAACAGACAATTTAATTAACATTTATTGTGATGGAGGTCGCATTTGTAGACCCATCTTTTATAAAGATGGGAAAAATATGTCATTCGAAAATAAATCCACATTGACGGCCATTGACAAAGGTACTTATAAATGGAACGATTTAATCACTGGGTTTAATGAAAAGAAAATAGAAAATTATCATCCAAATGATTACAATATGTATTCAATGGAAACCTTATATGGGTTCAGTAGTTCTCCAACAAAATTACAAAGTTTTATAGATAACAAGGGTATTATTGATTATATTGATAGTAGTGAAAGCGATAGTGCGATGATCGCATTAAAATACGAAGATTATTTGGCAAATAAAGACAAATACACACATATGGAAATTCACGAATCTCTTATTTTGGGTGTAATGTGTAACTTAATACCTTATCCTGAAAATAATCCCGCAACACGTAATTCGTTCTCTTGTGGTCAAAGCAAACAAGCGACATCATTGGTTCATACGAATTATCAGTTGCGAATGGATAAAAGTAATATTATATTAAACAACGGTCAAATTCCTCTTGTTAAAACACGTTATATGGAACATATTAATAATGAAGAGAACGTATATGGTGTAAACACAATGGTGGCAATTATGACTTATACTTCATATAATGTAGAAGATGCTGTTCTTGTCAATGAAGGTTCTCTACAAAGAGGTATGTTTAATACCACATACTTTTCTACTTATAGTAGCCATGAAGAAAGTGAAATGTCAAATGGCGAAACTATTTCAAAAGTTTTTACAAATATAGAGAACGACCCCACGGTTATGAATCTAAAAGCCGGTTATGATTATAGTTTTTTGGATGCAAATGGTGTTGTAAAAGAAGGAACACAATTAAATGAGAAAGTCATACTTATTGGTAATGCAGTGTCCAATTCTTCCGAACCTGGTGTAAAAATGGATAATTCTACTAAAACGAAAAAGGGGCAACTTGGTGTTGTCGACAAAACATACATTACTGAAGGTGAAGAGGGTAAACGTTTGTGTAAAATTCGCGTTCGTGAAACACGTATTCCTAATTTGGGTGATAAATTTGCATCTCGCGCTGGTCAAAAAGGTACTGTCGGATTAGTCATACCCGAAGAAAATATGCCATTTATGAAAAATGGTATGCGCCCCGATATTATTGTCAATCCTCACGCACTACCATCCCGAATGACAATAGGTCAATTAGTGGAAACAATTACTGGTAAAGCGTCCGCTCATTATGGTGGTTTTGGAGACAGTACTGCATTTATAAATAAGGGTTCAAAAATTAAAGTAATGGGAAATATGTTAAACAAAGCTGGTTATCACAGTTCGGGCAATGAAATACTTTATAATGGTATGACTGGAGAACAATTAGATAGCGAAATATTTATGGGACCTACCTATTATATGCGCTTGAAACATATGGTAAAGGATAAAATCAACTTTCGTGCACTTGGCCCTCGTAATGTATTAACCCGACAACCTGTTTCCGGGCGCGCAAATGATGGTGGATTGCGCATAGGAGAAATGGAACGTGATGGCGTTATTTCACACGGTGCTGCTGAATTTATGAAAGATTCTATGATGACACGTGGTGATAAATATAAATTTGCTGTATGTAATCAAAGTGGTTTGGTTGCCATTTATAATCCAGATAAAAAACTATTCTTCAGTCCTTTATTGGATGGTCCGTTGAAATATACGGGTTCTCTAGCAGAAGATAATTTGCGTATTGAAAATGTTACACAACACGGTAGAGATTTTAGTGTCATTAGTGTTCCATATACGTTTAAACTATTATTTCAAGAGTTACAAGCAATGAATGTTCAAATGCGTATTATTACAGAAGACAATATTTCACACATCGAGAACATGCATTATTCAAATAATATTAAAAATATAATGCAAAGTGAAAATGACGATATTAAAGAACTTATCAAAGAACTCATTGATGGTTCTAAAATGAAAAAACTTCAACAAAATAAATTACAATCCACACCTCAAGAAGAAAAGGATGACCGCGCTGAAAAACGCCAAGAAAATGCAATACTCGAAATTGATAAACAATTCAAGCGTATTTATTTAAAGAAATATCCAAATACTATCGAACAAGATATTAAACAAGCATATAGTGTCTTCTTGAAAGACGGCATCATTATTAGTCCTGACCAAATACCTCGCACACCGACCGATTCACCCCCAGGTGATTTTGACCCCCAAACACCAACCGACACGCCACCAGATGATTCACCAACAACTCCCGATTCTTATTATGTGCCAGTAACACCAGAGGATTATGAGAACCTCCCTTCTCCAGAAAAACGTTCTATTACCGATTTGGATAGCCCTCCATTTGCTCCCGATGTAAACGACGAAGAATTTACAACTAAATATGAAAAAGGCGATAAAGTGAATTTCAGGGGTGATTTTAAACCGGATAGAGTATGGAGTATCAAAAATGTAAGCGACAAATTCATTACTATTGAAAGTGAAGACCAACAGGGATTAGATGAAAATAATTATGTTAAAGTTGTTACGCCATTAGATATAAATAAATTAAAAACAATACCACATAATGAACCTCATTCTCAACCATTAACACCGATTTCATCATTGGAAAATAGTAATCAGCCAATGTCGGGGGGAGCGCCTCCAGCAATTAATTTTGCACCAGTATTTAATATGAATGGTGGAAAAGGAGATGTGGAAATTGGTGCTGATACGTCTGCGAAAATACCAATGAACATATTACACGGAAGTGGAGAACCTGTTCAACAAGAAAGTAATACTGCATTATCCGGTGGTATTGATGAAAAGGAGTTCTCCACAACTGATTTGACAAAAAATGCTTTTACAATTAAAAAAGTAGAATAATACAATAAATAACAATTAAAAATTGATTGATTTAGAAAATTCATAATAGTATTATATATTAGTATGAATAATTCCAGTGATAAAATTCGCGCCATTTACAAATCTCGCTCAACATTGTTAGAATTGTTGGACGCACAAGGATACGATGTGGAAGATTATGTTGAGTTCAGTTTAAATGAAGTCGATGCTATGTTTAATAATGACCAGTTAGATATGCTTTTAACACATAAAGATAATGGAAAAAAAACATATATTAAATATTACACAAATGGAGGCCAATTGCACGTGCGCAAAATGACCGAGATGATAGACGAACTATATAATATTGAAAATGTATTGAATAAAGATGACGATTTTATTATTATTTATGAAGATGACCCTAATGATACCGTTGTAACAAATTTGAAATATTTGTATGATAATGAAGGCATATTTATTGTGGTGCATAATATTAAGCGATTGCAATTTAATATTTTAGAACATAGTTTAGTACCTGAATCTAGAAAACTTAATGCCATTGAAACCGATGATTTAATGAAAAAATATAATTTAAGCAAACTATCACAACTTCCCGAAGTTTCACGTTTTGACCCCCAATCCTTGGCAATGTGTTTAAGACCCGGACAAGTATGTGAATATAAGCGACAAAGTAATACAGCAATTACTACTAATTATTATCGTGTATGTGTATAATTTTATATATACAATATATAAATGACAGATAAACCAAGTTTAAAACAATATAATCCATATAGTTTTTTTTACATTAGTGCAATTGAAAATGAATATATGCCAACGGATGCAAGTTGTAATAGATTAAATGGTAAAGCAATGGAAAATATAATAGAAAAGGCAAACCTTTATATATTGGATAAAGATTGGTGGGAAGTTTATACTACTCAAAATTCATTGCCATTAAATATAACAACTACTCAAGAGCTAGAAACACTAATCACAGAAATCAATAGTAAAAATACCAATGACCCTACTTTTGTTATCCCTATATTTGTAACTGAATATGCTGCTCTAACGAATGATATTCAGAAATTTAATTATAACGACTGTTTTGAATTAGGTACAAATGATGATATTATTGCCAATGAAGATATTATTAAACGTTGTTTAAATGCTAGTTTGTGCAGAAATCGTGACAGATCAAAAGATTATTCTGAAAAAATGAATCGCGACGGTTCATCCAGACAGCGATATAATGATGTAAAAAATGAGTTTAACGAAGAATTTATGAACTCTATTAATTTAATACTCGGTTCACTTATTTTAGGGGGATTGATTTTTAAACAATATTACAGCAAATAATAATATGGATATATTTTATATTATTATAAATGTCGAACTATACAGTTGAGAAATGTACACAAAATAACAAAAATAAAAGTGTGGATGAAATTTCACCCGCAGAATGTATGCATTTAATAGATTATGTTCCAACAATTGACATAAAATTATATGATGAAGAGAGCAATGAAATCACAGAAAATTTTGGCGAGAAAGAATTAAATATTAAACCATCAATGAATTTTAATAAAGACCTTCCACATACTGAAATGGCGTCGATTCAAGCAAAAGACCGTATTAATAATAAATATGTCTTTTCTATTGTTCGCACTGGTGCTGAAGGATATAATAACGAAAATCCTCTAAGTATCAAGAAACACTTATCTGATTGGGAAAATCATCGTTCAATTACACCTTTAACTACTACTACTGATAATGTACCAATCACATATAGTTTAGATGGTGTAGGAAGTTTAAAATTAAATAACCCCCTTATTATAGATAAGTTTACATTTAAAGTTACTAAAAATGATAGTCGCCGCGTTGGTGCTATTAAATTCCACGTAAATGGTGAAGGTTACGATAATACTTCTTCTGTTGAATATAGTCAAGACCCTCAAACAACTCGCCCCGTTAAAGCCCGCATTGATTTTAATATTTCTTACAAAGATGTTAATGTTAAGATTAATTTTCAAAATCCTCAATGTTTGGGATATTTAAGCAATAAAAACAAGGGGGTCTGTAAATGGAGAACTACTGGCGCAGTAAATGATATTTACTTTATGGATAGAGACGGAAATAAATATAGTAAAAATGAAACCGACAAAAAGACAATTAATACAAATAGCGATGGTTGGAGAAATCATTTTGGTGGCGAAGAATTTAATTTTACTATTCCCGCAAATACCGATTTAAATAAATTCAAAATCGATATAGGTAATGATGGTATGGCATTGGATCGACTTGCGGCAGAATCAGTTGGTTCAACATATTGGGATCCTAGTGTATCTTGGTGGAGACGTAGTTTGATTTATCCTGGAAAAAGACATACACGTAAAGATGTTACAAAGGGACACGTAGATAAATTAAAAAGACGACAATCACGCAATGCTGCAAGTTGTAAACCCATGTCAGACGTATTAGGACAAAAACCATATTTTGAAATACTTAATGAAAAAACATTTGATGGTACAGGTAAAAGTGACATTAAAATAGACAATAATAAATTTAATTGTGTTAAAGACCGCCGAGAACGGGCTTTCGAATTAGAAATTAATACTACTTCCAAAGAAAATACTATGATGTTGATGTCCACCGGTAAGGCAAGTAAATACAAGTGTTTTAATATTCGCCTTATTAATGGAAAAGTTGCAGTTATGGGTTACAACTATGATTTTACATTTGGTTCTACCCGTTATGGTGACCTTCGTGATGGTAATTGGCACAAAATAGCGATTGTATATACAAAACATTTGCCTGCACCATACGACCATTGGTGGTCACAATATAATAATAATAAAAACCGTTATTGTGTTATTTTATATATTGATGGACATTTAAAAGACATTAAATGGGATAAAAAAGAATTTGATACTGAAGGAGATAATAATTATTTAGGTGTATCTAATCATAAAGGTTCGGAATTTCGTTATATTGGTAAAATGAAAAATGTTAAATTTTACAAAGTTGCAAAAGATTTCAATTATCAATGTAAAGCTTGGTTCAGACACCCTTGGTGGATTAAAAACAAAACACAGGAAGTGGGTTGGGGTAATTGGCGGTGGGAAAGAAAAATAAAACGTCTGGTTGAGCGCGATATTCCCCAAAGAGCTATTGTGCGCTTTGTAGATGACAATAATACCACACTTGCCAGTAGTTATATTGATATTATTGAGAATCCTGATGCAAATACTTCTCATCGTTGCGAAGTTATGATTACTGACTTCCCTGCAAGTGTTAATGTAAAAGGTATTGTAATTGAATATCACAATTTATTAAATATTAGCAATATTACGGCAAATATTATTCCTACAAGTAGTAGTTTCACACCCGTTAATAATATTTCATGCACAAAAACTGGTGAAGAAACCGAAAGTGCTTACAGTGAACATTGGAAAAAAATCACGTGTGATTTGTCTAGTAAAATAAATATAACACCTATTATGTTGGATGACCCTACAGAAGCAATTATTACAATAGTTCCAAAAGTACCCATAAATATGTATCAATACGGTATGGTAAATGCAAATTATTTATCTACACTATACAGTAACAGTCAAAAAGACCCGTCAATGTCAGACGATATTGGTTTAACAGAAAACATTGATGATTTTTATCAAGACAATGATGAACAAAATATGCCGGTACCAGAAAATGATGATAATAATGTTGATGGGTTTTCTAATTATTTTGAAGCATTTAACTCAAAAGTTGAAGGTTTTACTGGATTTACTGACAACGTGGGTACAAAACAATCAGAAATTAAGAACTTACACAACAATGTTGTTAAACAACGTTCCAAAATGGACCAACAATTGGCCGAATTGAATAAAGAAAAAAATAGTGCTTATCAAGAACGAAAGAAACGTTATGATCGTACAATGTTTGGAGGAATAGTTATGTCTATTTTAGCAACATCATTGGCATATTATACATTTACTGAAATATAAAAAATAACATAATAATCTATAATATGTTATTTGAAGCATTTAACTCAAAAGTTGAAGGTTTTACTGGATTTACTGACAACGTGGGTACAAAACAATCAGAAATTAAGGGATTACACAACGATGTTGTTAAGCAACGTTCCATAATGGATCAACAGTTGGCCGAATTAAATAAAGAACATAATTCATTTTATCAAGAACAAAAAAAACGTTATGATCGTACAATGTTTGCCGGTATATTTTTATCTGTACTTGGAGCAAGTGTGGGTTATTATGTAATTCAGCACGTATAATTATTCAAATATGTATTATTTTAGCGAATTGTAAAACGTAGAAACAAATGTTAATTTGATTTATTATGAATTAATCTTAAAAATATATAACATAATATACTATATTTATGGACATAATTGATTTAATACCATCTGATATTAGTTTTAATCGTTCATCAAGTTTACAAGCAATAGATAGTAAATATACGTATGATTTAAGTTTTTCTAGTGATTATGGAACAAATAATGGCGCACACGCATTTACTGCGGATGGATATTGGCAATCTGGAAAAACGAATGATATACCAACCAAAGAAAGATACCAAATGTTTAATCCACCTGGTGCTCCTACTGGTACTACATACCCCACATACGATACTTCTTTAAATCCTATTCACGAAAATGGCGAATTTGTTGAAATTGCATTTTCAGATCTTGAAGGTAATCCACGAGAATATTTTTTAACTCAAGCAGAATTATCTTTTTTTGATAATGACGGCGAAATGCGCGTTGGACACATTATGGGAGGAAGTGTTCAAGATGACGGAAGTACAAAATATACAATGTTGAAAATGATGGGCGATTATAGTGTATTAGTGGATAATTCAGCGGCATATATAGACATTAGCAATAATGATCAAGTAACAGACAAAGAAACCGAAACACTTACTGCGTACGCCGACCCTTCCGATGTAATTAGAAAAATATCATCGGATTACAATAAACCTTATTATTATTACTATACTGATGGTTACTCTAATATGTATGTTAAACATAAAACGTCTTTGCAAAAGGATGTTACCGTCGACACTGAAAATACTACCGACCCCTTAAATGGCTTTGCATATAATATTTATGATGTTAGTGGTGTTTATGGTATTGATTATGAATTTTATAAAACATTTAATGATGCAAAGTTTGGTACCAATATAATGTCTCATTACGAAGGTATGTTACAATGGGGATATATCAAACAAAATAATTGGTCACGCAAATTAATGATACTTTATCAACATATGGGTGATAATATACAATACGGAGCCGTCGCCAAACATACTTATAATTTAAATCCTATTGATCCTTATAGTAAATTTCGATTTATATTTGAACAACTTAAAAGAGGAAATTCAATAAAGGTGAAACAAATTAAGTTAAAAGGAACACGACAGGCCTACAATATCAATGCTTTTGATGCACATTTAGAACATTTTACGAACTACAATTCATTTCAAGAAAATAAACATTCTGTTAGTTTTGATGAAAATAGAAATACAGTCGTACATTTTGATGATTTAGAGCAATCACATAAATATTCTATGTTTTTAATTCCATCTGTTTTAGTATTTATATCGACGTTTTTAATACTTAAAAACAAAATTTAATATGATTGTATTTTATATAAAAATGAATAAAATACAACCATCAACCATTATCGAAGGTTATACTAACCAACAAGTAAAACAATATGCTGCACGCAGTGATGCAAGTATGAATCATTTGTTAACTACACAAACCGCAGATTTGCGAAGCAAAATAGATAATTATAAAGCGCAATATAATAATCCCATAATGGATTTAACTGGAGTTTACGATGAATTTAAAATTACACCTGCTAGCAATCCAAGTACTCAATCATTTGATTTAAAGGATAGTGCAGTTGTAAATATTAAAAAAGCTAATAATTATGTGTCTTGGATAAATAACGAAGGAAACATTAATATATCTGATTTTAATGCAAATCCAGAAAAATATTACATTGAAATCACATCAAATTCATTTGATTTAAAATCATACGACAATATTGACACTGATGTAAATACTAGAACATATACAAATATTAAAAAATACAGTTCGTTAAGTGTATCAGGTACGACTATTACATTGGACGGTTACAATCCTGACCCAGATATCGATGGTACCGATGACCCTAATCTAACAACTAATATCTATTTTAAAATACACAAAATTAAAGATGAACATTTAAAGAAATATCATTATACCGGTCCTCATGTAACTATTGGGGAAAATGATAAAAATAGTTTAGCAAATGCGTTATTAGAAGATACCAATGTGTATATTCAACAAAATGAGCAAATATTTGCATTAGGTGCAATGACCGTTGCCATATTAAGCGTCGGAAGCTATGTCTTATTTAGAAAATAAATATTTACATAATATATAAATATTTAATGGGAGATACTTATTATTTAACACAATTAGATAACGCTATATCAGCGAAAACAACCACTTTAACCAATATTATATCAACTGCTAATGCCGCTGCTTATGGTTCAGACGGTACTACCCCTACTCTTATTTCTGACCTCGCCACTTTAACACAATGGCAAAACGCAGACCCTGCTGACCCATTACCAGATCTTGATACTACGCAAGGCCACGTTACATATGCTAATTGGGCATCCGCAAATAATAATCGTGATTTTGTTGCTGAATATAACACTGCAAATATTGATCACGAGGGAAATCACGAAACAACATATTTTACATATAGCACAATTCGCAAAAATCAGAATGATTTAGATGACATTATTAAGCGCGAACAACAACGTTTAAATGCAAAACAACAAACCGTCGACGATGCTTTATTTCAACAAACACGTCTTCAAACTCTTAATAATAGTTACCGTCTACGCTACAAGCATTATTTATATATGTTAATGATTGTTATTGTGATGTTGGTCCTTATTATTGTATTAAATCGTTTAGGCAAATCTCTTAGTATTATTCCCGAAGCGGTTGTTGATATGCTCTATGTTGCTGTCATTGCCGGAGGAGGATTTATGCTATACTTTGCATTATTAGATATGCGTCGTCGTGACCATATGGACTTCGAAAAGGTAAAACTTAAAGCCCCTGCTGAAAACCGCACTGCCGCAGAAGAAGGTACTGCTCGTCGTACAATGATTTCTGAGGGTGATTTACTTGGTTTATCTTTGGATTGCGTTGGCAAAGATTGTTGTCCAGAGGAAGGAAATAGTGCCCAAACAATTTGGGATGAAGAGCAAAATAAATGTATTCCTAATGTTAATTATCAAGTACCAGAAAGTGGAGCACCAGGAGGTGGAGGTTTTACCACAATGAAGCGTTCTGTTTTGTACGAACCCCCTAGTCCATCGTTCGGATTTGCCCCTGCGCAAGACATCAAAACAATGGACAATGCTCATTATCTATAAAAAAATTTGTATTTATATTATAAGTAAATACAAATGGATATTTTTAGTAATGTTTTAGTAACTATAAACAATGATTTTAATGATTGGATTGATTATACTTTTTATAATAAAGAAGGGGGATGTGGTCGTAAAGGCACGCCTTCAAAACGCCATCGTTGTAGAAAGAAAAAGAAGAATAAAAAATTTGCAAAAAAAAACGATTTACCATATAGCATAAACAATGAACAAGCACACAATATTGTGTTAAGACACAGTGATTTATATAAATCATATGATGCAAAAGATAATCTTAGTCGTGCGATTGATAAAACAAAAAAACATTGGACTGATAAAGGACTTAAGCAAAAACGAAGTTATAAACAATGGTTTTTTAATTTAGATGACCCAACCTATGTAAAAGTGACGGGCAAAAATGACATCGCGCAACAAAATAATGACATTGCACAAACAAATTTAGAACAAGGACAAGATGATTTATTAAATGCTGAAGATTTACAAGCACAAGCAAAAGAACTAGCTGATAAATATTATAATGGACTTTATGTACAATCAAGAAAACTTGGTTTCCAAAATCAAAAGGAAGGTTTTGATACTGCTTCAATATATAAAGCTGGTAATACTGGTGGTGATTTTAATAAAGATGATTATGACGAATATCTTAGAAATGATTTAAATGCGTGCCACAGCGCATTTGCTAATGATAGTAGTGCCACATTAATTAATAATTACAATATGGATTTAGCTGGTTATACAACTAATATAAACAATTTACAAGAAGGTGATGCATTATATTATGGTTTAACAAAAGATTATATTGGAGGTAATGCCGGAAATCCAGGAAATGTAGATTCTACAAGCGCTAATTTTGGAAAATGTGTAAATTTATGTAGAAGTATAAATAATTTAGATACTAATGCTCCAGTGGCAGGTGAGGACCCAAATGCAACACATCTTGGTGGTTATTGCATTAACACAATGAATCAAAATCAGTTATTTATACAAGCACAAGTAAACAAAATAGATAGTGATATAGGTGTTGTTAGTAATCTTCACACAACAACCATACAAAACTCATTGGATTTAAGTAATATTTCAATTGAATTTAAGAAAAAATCACTATCCGAAGACAAATACAAAATAATCGATATAATGGAACAAAATGATGTGTTGGACGATATTTTAATAGAGGACAGTGAAAATCACCTTGTATATGACAAGACAAATAGTGATTATAGTGACCAGTCAAAATCATTTAATTTTTATAATTCAAACATATTTATACACATTTATATGTTATTGGTTTTAATATATTCAACCATGATTTTAATGGATACATCCTATAAATTAACCGGAAAAATAATGTTTATTTTATTTTTGGCTTTGTTTCCATTTATTGCATTTTTAATGGAAAAGTATAGCTTTGTATTTTTCAAAAATATATATGATTATGTATTTAGTTATGTCTATGCAAAAGAGGATTATTAAATATCAAATTCGTATTTTCAAAATAAAAATATGAATTATTTTATATCATTATATATTAAATTAACATGGCACCATTTGAAGAATTTAATAGTATTAAAATTATTGGAATATTATCAAATAATAATATTAAAATCGTAGATAAAGAAATACTACAGGCATTACCATATAATGAAGAAATGCTTGGTAGTAATGATACGGAAAAAGAAGAAAACGAGGAAGATGAACCTGAATATGATGATGATGACGAAACATTTATAGTGATTCCCATTGACCCTTCGCGCAAACAATTCGCATTTTACAATGTAAAAAACGAGGGATTTATTTATGTAAATGAGAGAGAAAATGTAGTGTTTAAGAAATCAGAATCGACCGATTTATATAACGCAGGCCCCTTTGAAGTACGTGCAATTGATTCCCAATCATATTCTATTTTATCTACAAAAACAAATAAGTATTTGCGAGTACATCCCACTGACCCAAATAATAAAATCGATTTTTTTAATGATATTCATCGCAATAAAGTGTTTCCATCTGATTATATTGACGGTAAATGGAGATTTGATATTATTATAGAAGAATATGACGAAGACGAAGTCGATGATGATGGATTTGAAGAAGAATTAGCTGAGAATTTTGAAAACGGTCAAACTACATTTGATAAAATTTTCGCAGCATTAAGAAGTGAAAGAGAACCATTCTGGAAAAAAAAGAAGTTTAAAAAAACATTCAGTAAGAAGAAATGGTCAAAGAAAATAAATAAAACATTTACTGCAAAAAAGAAGACCCCATATAAGAAAAAGAAATTTAAACCTGGAATAGATAGTGAATATAAAGTACTTGCTTTTATGCAAAATCCCGATAATCATGTTTTAATGAAAGAAGATGGTATAAAGGTGCCTAATCGTGTTCAGCAATATTATCCAGCGCACGGACGCGCATTATATAAACAAATTGGATTAGACAGATTAAAAGAGAGTTACAGTGCAACCATACCGGAACGCGTTACAAGAAACGAATTAAACGCTATTAGAAAAGATACAAAAACATTAAGGGCAAATACAATACAGCAAGAAGAAGAACTCGCAAAATTACAAGATCAGATTAACACTGCAAAGGAAAATACAAAAATGGAAGAAAAAACTGCCTGTGGGCATTTTAAAACACTGCACGGAGGTGGGTCAGAAGGTTATCCAAAACCCCAAATGTGTATAATATTAGATGCAGAAGAAGCAGCAGCAAAGGCCCAAGCAGAAGCAGTGGCTACAGTAGTATCAGATACAGAAAATGCTGATACATTTGTTGTTGAAGGTTATACTCCTCGTTTTAAAACACATTTGGGTACTTATGAAGACGGTGCTCAGGGTGAACTAAGAGGAAATCGAGCAATACATAAAACTGAACAACGTGAAAGTGAAGTGAAAGATATTTTAATGACTAGAAAACAAGAGCTTCTAATAAATTTCAATGCTGAATTGTATAAAACACGCAATGAAAATGATTTTATGCAGAAAAAAGTATCAGTTAATAAAGATTATTTATTAAATAAACAATTAGAATATGTTTATGCAATAGAAGGTGAAACGCGAATGTTGGAAAGAGAAATGTCAAATGAAGATGCAAAAGAAACCACAAATTATAATAAAGCCGAAAACCAAAAAATACAAGTGAATTTTTTGGAAAAATTAAATAGTCATTTATTGTTTTATCTCTATATTGTCATTGTTTTGGCATACATTTCAATAACATATGAAACGGATGACCGTAATATTTTTCATAAAATATTTATTTATTTGTGTATGTTATTGTTTCCTTTTTACATTTATCCATTGGAAAAAATAATTTATAACATTTTTTCATACATTAATGCTGTTTTTATGGGGGAACCCTATAAAAAAACGGTGATTTAATTTTATTATTATATTTTTAGTAAATACGAAAATATAATAAAATATAAAAATTATCATTGTATATTAAATTTCGTTTGTTCCTACTTCTTCTACTTCTTCGTCTGATTCTTCTGAATCCGATTCTTCATCACTATCACTATTATCATCACCACCAACGCGCCTATTTCCTCGTACCAATTCAATGTCTTTCCACGTTGAATTACGAGCACGTCCAAAACGTTTATTCATATATTCATACAAATCCTTTGATGTTGGCCCACCGCGTCCATATGTTTGCTGATACCAGATACCAAACTCCGTTGAAATATCTTGCTTGGTAATATGAGCTCCATTGCGCTGAGCAACTTTGTCTCGCAAAAACTCCGCAATACTATCTTGTGATTCTTGATATTCACGACTCTTTGATGTTACAATATCACAATCATTGACAACACCCTGTGTTTCATATGCAATTTCTACTAACATTGACGCCAATATTTCCCCCCAAATCGGGAATTTCTTTTCACCAATTTCCATATCTTTTTTGAACTGATATGGTTTTTCACGGTCACCCTGAACAGGATTATCAGTAAACAACGATACGTGGGGTGCCACACGAACACGTCTCCAAGTACCGTGGTCAGTTGCTTCAATGTTCATCAAATAATTCGAAGCAATAACCAATTTAAACTGCGCTATAAATGATATTTGTTCGGCCTGATATAAACCACGCGCTGTTACTGGATCATTTCCCGAGGTAAGCTGTTTGAAAATGGCTTCATTTAATGTATCGGTTTTTTTTGTCTCTTGAATGCAAACCAATCGCTTTCCTTTCATTCCAAGTATTTCTGGGCACGCCCCTCCCACTTTTGCACGCTCATTTGTGATAATTGACGGGGTTACTTCATACTTATAACCACCTAATACTAGTCCCATTAACTGAATAAGTGCTGATTTACCATTTTGGCCATCGCCAATATACATTTGACACGTTTGCATTTTATTCCAACCCGTCATACACGACGCCAAATGCTCCCACATATATTTGCATAATTCAGGTTGGGGATAGATTTGCTTGAAAAACTCCCGTATTTCTTTCACTATATCTTTGTGAGTATCATCCAATTTAATATAATTCGTATTTGTTGAAAGCGAAATATAATCTTCGGGACGACCTTTTCTAAATTCTTTCGCTTCAAAATCAATAACACCATTATTGAATGCAATCAAGTGTGGCTTACTGTCTAACTTATCAATGAATTCAGCATCATAAAATAGTTCTTTTGCCTCAGTCAAAATATTCTTCTTAACAGAAGCATTTCCTATTTTCTGAATAATTTTCAGCATTCTGCGCTGTATTTTTTTAATTTTTTCAATTGATTTATCCTGTTCAGATTTATCCTGTTCAACACTTACATTTGTCGCCGATTTTGTTATAATCATATTAAATTCGTGTAATTTTTCATGAAGAAGTGCTTTGATGCGATGTATTTTTGAACGTAAACTAATAGCACCATCATCCTTTTGCCAACGATTATTTAAATATTTATACCAAATGTTCTTTTCAGCGGAGGCGCACACATAATCACCCTTGTATAGCTGAAACAATATTTTTGCAAATGTGTCATCACTTACATCATTATCATTTATGAAATTAGAAGCACCCCCCACACCATAAACTATTTGTTCTATTGTATGAGAAATATTTTCCTTATGGATTTCATTATATGCCGAAGGATTGTCTTCCCTTATCCAAAAGATAACCGACCTTTTTGTCAAACCTTTCGAATTATTTTCACTTGCGTTCCAACGTTCTATTAATTCATCAATTGAATTATAACTAAAACTCGGGGATTTTGCACTAAAGGCAATCCAGGTAAGCAACATACGTTCATGCAAATTATGTAAGGCCCAACAAACCGAAATCCATTTATTATAAGAACCATTGCCATAGTAGGATTCCGATAATGCCATTACATATTTGTGATACTCCTTCAATTCATAATTCTCATCATTTATGTTTTCCAAAAATGATGCAACCAATAACTCCAATTCTTCAGGACCCGTTATTTTCTTGAACAATTCTTGTTCATTACCGAGTACTCTTTGGGAAATTATGCCTCCAGAGTGAGATGCACTTACTCGACTTACCCTTCCATTCACTTTATTTTTAAAATCCTCATATGTATTTACAAAACTGGATTTAATAAATAATTGCGGATTTTTTGTGTTTCTTACAGACAATTTCTCTATATTTTCATACACATCAAAAGAATCTTTATCGATTTCATCCATCATTAGCTCGTCGTCATCCTGATCATACGTTAGCTCGTAGATTTTATGTAGTTTATAAGCTTTGTGATTCGGCTTTTGAGAACCATATAATTGCCATTGATTTGAACCACTTGCTACGCCCTTATCATATATATCATCGCAACTATTTATTAATGGTAGTTTCTCAAATATTGTCTCCATTTTCTTCAACATTTCATTACGCAAATACAATGATGTTGTCTTATCCGATTTCAATCCAATCAAAATATGTATTCCATCTTTTGTGATGTCTTTCTCTTTTAATGGATTTACAGTATCTTTTTGCATCACATATACATTAAAACAAGTGCTATCATCCATTTGATACATTGATTTCAATACATCAACCATTCCATAAATGAACTCATCAATGTGATCATCACTATGTAACCGCGTTCGCACATCATAATTATATCTAAAATCTAAATCGATTGCAAAAGGTCCTCCTGATTCCAGCTGTTTTTCTGTTAAATACTCTATTTTTCCTGGCTTTAATATGTCACTGCAATAATGCTGTAAAAATTTTGGATAATCATCATTTTTTATATTAAACGAACCGCCTAAAACTGTGTGTGGTTTAATTCTGAGATTTGTTCGTTCTGTTTCTTTATCTTCTTTACCCACACCATTACTTCGTAACAAATTGTAAAATTGTGTATTAGACATTATAAAATGATGAGTGTTATATATTATAGCAAAACATATATTCACAGAGAATCAATTTTAATATATCATAAGAAAATTGATTAATATTTTTACAATATAATATAAATATAGCATTAATATATATAATTATGAAATTCTGCAATAAATGTGACAATATGTATTACATTGGTATTGACCAAAACAACAACAATAATATTCAATATTATTGTAGATATTGTGGAAATGTGGACGAAAATATTTCTACCGAAGGTACTTGTATTATCGATGTTAACACAAAAGTAACGCAGCAAAATGATATTGTCAATGAGTACACAAAGCAAGATCCTACTTTACCTCATTTATACAATATTACATGCCCTAACACGGATTGTAAATCAAATAAATCGGAGATTAAAAGTGACATTATATTTCTAAGATATAGTGACAAAGATATGAAATATGTTTACCTATGTGCTCATTGTGATTATTCATGGAAAACAAATGATAAGTAATTTATTAATTTAGTCATATAAAAATTGATTATATTATTTTTTTTATATACCAATAATATAATATGAGCGCTTTTGACGAAGAACACCCAGAACTTGATGTTTTCGATGAATCTGATACTGAAGAATTTCAGGACCCTTCTTTAACAGTGCCCGCTAAAAAAAAACCCAATGATGATGATGATGACGATGAAGTAAATGATGAAGAGGTCAATGAAGTTGAAGAAGATAACGGCGAAGACGACATTGATGATATTGAAGATGATTCTGATGATGGTTCTATTAATGAAGAAGAAGACGAAATAATTGCAAATACACAATCCACTCAAAAAAATCTATTTAATATCGAAAATATTGGATACAATGATGACTCCGATGATGATGACGAAGACGAAAATTATTTACAAAAATTCAACGATAATTTATCCAAAAATATTGTCGATACTCATTACCCCGAATATAAACAACATAATTATGACGAAATCGACGTTTTGAGTAAAGTCGTACGAAATAATGACAACATCATTATTGACCCACTCCACAAAACTACTCCCATTATGACACGTTATGAACGCGCATCTATTATTGGACAACGCGCAAAACAATTAGATTCCGGGGCTTCTGCTTTTATTGACCTCGAACCCAATGAAATCGACAGTTATTACATTGCGCAAAAAGAATTCGACCAGAAAAAAATACCCTTCATTATTAAACGTCCATTACCTAATGGGGCTTGTGAATATTGGAAAATAAAGGATTTAGAAGTATTGTAAATTATTACATTTTCCAGTTTTTACCACAATCCAAACACGTGATAAATATTGTTGACGGCTCATCCGCACTTCGTGTTTGCATCTCATAATACGTACATTTTTTTGATTTACACTTACGGCACGTAAACATATCTGTGGATGCCTCCATTTTTTGATTGAATTTACTTTCATCCATTTTTATCTTTTTATCAATCAACGCCTTCCATTGTTTTGGATTCATTTCTTGATGACTCATAAACGGCAAATGTTGTGGCAAGATTTCTCCCGATTTTATCTGATTTATTATTTCCTCATTTTTCAAATTGCAAAAGATTGTCCATAACTTCGACATGTAAATATTTACAAAGTATTTATTATCCCATTTTTTGATTATTTTACGACTCTTTCCCTCCTTTATTGAAAAATTATAAATCGCCTTTTCCATATTTACACTGAATTCATTGCTTACCAAAAACAAATTTAATTTATCCACTATATTTTTACGGAAATCACTCGGCTGCTTAATAGACACATTCATTATATATATGTATTAAAAAATAAATATATATTTAATTCAATTTTTCTAGATATATTCTTCTTCACTCAATTCACTGTCACAATCGATATAATCATCATCTCCACTATCATTATCATCCACCACAAAACCATCCTTTGCAAACCCTTCCTTCGTCTTTTCCAAATCATTATATACGTCCTTACTCTCATCTTCCTCCTCCTCCTCACTTTCACCACCAATGTCTTCGAAACCACCAAACAAATGTTCATATACTTTATTCCATTGCTCTACCAACAAATTCACTGGATTTCCTTCATCGTCATAATTAATCAAAATATTACTTCCGAAATACAACTCCTTATCTACTGGGGGAGGATAATCATACTTATTTTCTTGATTTGCTTTTCCATTTTTTTTAGCATACAACGAAATATTATATTTTTTATCCAATTTTACACTCCACGTTGTTTGCTTCTCAAAACCATCACTTGAACGAAATCCCGCCTTTTTGTAAATTATCGTCTCATCGTACGACTTCCACTTTAGTGGCTTGATTGTTCCACCACGCTCCACAATTAGAATAGATACTGACATACTTATATTATAATTATTTCTATCTTCTTTTATTTAATCAATTTTATGTTTATATTTACAAATTATTATATTCAAATGTCTATATGAACTTATTTATCGAATTTATTTTCTACGTTGTCATCTATTTAACTATCATTTTTGGCATTCATCAAGGTTATTTATATCTTAAAAATACCTATACTACACCCGTTAAATTAAATAATACTGTACAAACCGAAAAATACGACGAACTTATTAATGAAATCCGCAATCAAAAAGAAAATGATTATAAATCAATGGATGAAGATTTAAGTAAACTCATTGACGACGAATTTAACGAATCATAGGTACATCCCAAAAATTTGACGGATCTGTCCACTCATAATAATCTTCATACTCATATGTTATATTGAATGGTTTCGATAATATTAGATTATCACTCCTACCAGGTAAGATTACTTTCAATAATTGCGAAAAAGGCACCAATAACGATAATAATATATTCATACTATATTATTATTATTTATTTTATCTATATATCTATCTGGTATATATTTATACCACAGGGTACGATGGCTGCATCGCTATTCCACAAATTCCCTCGTCATTTGTACTACTACTGCGCTCGATTTTTACATATCCACCCTCTCCCCAACTTGGACCCCAGCTATTCTTTACCAACCAATAATCCGTATTACTCTCCGCTCCATATCCTACCACCAATACTCCATGATCCAATGATGTTCCACACGCAGAACTCGTAATCACACCACCTGTATACATCTGAAATGTAAGAGTGTCCGCCTCAATTGCTACTGACACCGGTCCAGTCGCTACCGCCTCTGTCAAATCAACCTGATTATTTGGTGTCACATCTACACAACCAGTCAGCGTCACTACAGTATTGCAAGTATGACATTCGCCTCCCGCAGCTGTATAGGGATATTCGTCCTCCAGACACATCCCATTATCCATCGCATACTCAAATGCACCATCCATTAATCCACCATAACATCCATGATTTCCGTATTTCTTCGAACAATCCACCAATTGCTGCTCAGATAAACTTACCAAACTTCCCTGGGCAATCGACCACGCACCCTCCATTGCACCCGTGGCACTAAATGACCAACACGAACCACATTGACCCTGATCCTTCACTGGTGTTACCGCATTATTACTACGCCAATCCACACTCGCTGGTGCTGTCACACCACTTGATGAAAACTTATCACACGTTTCAAAACGCTTCGGCTTTGAAAAACCCATTTGTAAACTGAACTCCTCATGTGTTAAATCCGAAAATGGTGTCACTCCCAAATTATAACTATGCCCCTTGGCGTTTTCTTGAACAACATATTCCATGTTTTCCTTAAATATTTCAAAACGCTTGTGGAATTCTACAATATTTGTATATTGCTTATTAAAACGATACGCGAACTCCTGAAAATTACTCCAATGATGGTCTGTGACATTAAACGCCACACTAGCTGAAATAAGAGAAAGTAATACTACACTGTACATTATATAGTATATATGTCACTTATATTTATATTTATTGAATAATATATTATTATGTAAAATGTATAAAATATCTGGACAATCATAAATACATTAAATAATATACCCGTTGCCCTTACGAGTTCTCGAATTACCCGATTACAATAATTATACGCTCTATCTTTTACATCTATATTTATTGTTCTACTCCTTATTGCAATCACATCTTTTATTTTACAATATAGAGAACAATGCATTATTCTTTTGTCAAATGTATAAATCTTTTTATTACATAATACACACAATTTTCGCGGTACAAATTTTCTAATATAAAATTGAACGTCATATGGCAGTTCTTTTATTTCACATTTCATTTAATTTTATAAATACATATAAACACACTTTTATATATATATTTATAATGGAACTTGAACAAATACAAATCGACACTATTATGGAACGCCTTCCTGATTTCGAACTTTCATATGAAACTGTTTCACATAAGAAAGTTTACAATTATGACATTGCTATGGCTATTCCTTTTGGAAAAAAATGTCTATGTTGGTTCTCTTATTTTAATGACGAAGATGTTTGTTATTTTATGAATCTAAACAAAGATAAAAATGTCTCTGATGTTGTCAAAATAGAACACAATAATATTGAACTCAGTTTAAACACTATGTTATACGGGACACTTGTTCAAGAAGAAGACACCAATCGCAAATATTTTATTATTGAGGATATTTATTATTATTGTGGTATTCCACTCAAAAAATACAATGTCGGGGAAAAATTCAAATTACTCGATTTTGTTATGAAACAGACCGACCAAATGTTTCACGATTATGGTTTCCATATTTTGCTCCCATTTATTTGGTCTCATAATCATAACATTTATAATGGATTTATACCAAAACATATTGAATCCGATATTCCATACAATATTCATCATATTCAATACCGCAATTGCAAATCTAACATTACATATCTTAATGTCAAAACTCAAAAATTAAATATGCTCAAACAAGCGAAAAAAGGGGCCACTACTTCAACTGTTCCCGTTATTCAATCTTATGAATGTAAATACAATAAAAACCTCAAAAGTCCCCAATATATGAATACCACCGTTTTTACTATGAAAGCAAATATGCAATCCGATATTTACAATTTATTTGCTTATGGCAAAGCAGGTGAGAAAATATACTACGATGTTGCATATATTCCTAATTATTTAACCAGTGTCAAGATGAACTCCATTTTCAGAAATATTAAAGAAAACGTCAATATTGACAATATTGAAGAAAGTGACGACGAAGACGATTTTCAGAACACCGACGTTTACAAACACGTCGACCTTAATAAAGAAATCAAAATCAATTGCCGCTTTCATCGAAAATTTAAAAAATGGGTTCCCATTCAAATCGCACCCCGTGATGCGCGCGTTGTACATATTGGACGCTTGGTTTATGGATATCAAGATAAACGATAAGCATTTTTGATATACCCCCCATTTAAATATTTTTTCATATTAAAATTGATTTTAATATTATAATAATATTTATATTAATATAATTATATTATGGTTAGAAAAAGAAACGCAGCACATATTGAAGGACACCCTAAATGCATTGGATGTTTCTTTACCGGGAAAATAATACTTCAATCATTCTTTCAAGGAACACTCTGGCTTCTTACTTGTGGTACTGGTTCGTTCAATAAAAAATCAAAAAAAACTGTTATACCAACAACTGCAAATCAAAATGCGTCATACAATGTTTCGTTAGAAATTGAAACTATATACGACGAAGAAATGAAAGATGGTTGTATATAACCGTTGTTTATATAACTACATATTTACGTGATAACCGTCGATGCTTGTGACGAAAACGACATTAATGACGGATATTGTATTGTTTTTTCAGTTATTATTTTTTTAGTTCTTGTTTTTTCATTTTTTTTTTCATTTTTTTTTTCATTTGAAAAATAAACCAGCATTAAATAAGCACTTTCCATTTTATAATTATATATATACACATTAATTAGAAAAATATATCAATTTTCTTAATGTTTCATTATATTTATATACGCGTCCAAGTTATTGTACCAATTGTATTACCATCATTATCCTGTCTTGCCTCACTTAACTCCCACGTTATCGTATTATTACTATCATTTATCGAAACGATTGTCTGTTTTACACTAGAATTTGCTCCTAACCAATTAAAATAAACACCCATTGCATTTCCTGATTCACCTTGATCGTGTTGAAGTGTGTATGTTCCCTCACCAGGATTCCATTGGCCATTATTCAATGCGATTGTAAAATTCACTGTTGTATACGACACCGCCCACTTATCATTATTTCTTATGTTAAATGTTCTCGATATTAGTTTATTCACATTTTGCAATCTATATAAATTTGCATACGCGCGATGACTTGCGCGTCTACTTGATACTCGGTGATTACTCACACCCACTCCTGTACTCGATGGCGTTCCCCATCTGTTTAACATTCCTGCCGTTGTGAATATCATTATTATACACAATAATGATATTATAAAATTGATATAATTGTATATCACATTTACATTATTACAAAATGTCTTGCTTAAATAATACTATTTGCGGCAATAAACACAAATATTATTATGAATGGTGCAATTACTATGCCAATGATGGATTTTATTATCAAGCCGCCCCAAATATTACTTGTACCCGCGATAATATTGCTGATTTATATCCAACTTGTACTAATTGTTGGACTGGATTTATTGATTGTTGCGCCGACAATATAGAAGAGTGTTGTATACCCAGTCAAACATCATTTCCTACATCGACACCCACTTCTTCTCCCACTACATTATGTAATGTAAATCATTATTTTCAAGAACACGAAAAATGTTACTTTTTAGAAATACAAAACACAGACATTTCTTATTATACCGAGTTCGGTATGGTGTGTTGTACTAATGACCGTTCTAAATGTTGTCCAATTAATCCATATATTTTATACGGAGGTATCGGAGCACTTTGTCTTACCATTATTATTCTATTTACTTATCTATTATGGAATTTCATTCCTATACGATCCAAACCTACAAAAGTAATGCCAGAAAATAAACTTGCGCGTATTGTTCCGGTTTAATTATTCAGGTAAAATTTTTTACGTATACATATACTATACGCCATCTCATAATAAAACCCACAAAAATTGGAAAAAATGTAAAAACACAAGTAACTTGTAAAAATTGATTTAATAACATTTTTTTATTATAATATATATAATAAAAAATATGACTACACTTATCGAATGCAAACCTGGATTGGAATTCCTCGAAACCATTGAGAATAACACAGTTGACCTGGTTTTGACCGACCCTCCCTACATTATTTCACGAGAAAGTGGTATGAATACTCACTACAATAATGTCAAAGAAAACGAAGCAAAGGGCGTTGAATTTGTGAAAACCGAAGCCGAATGGAATGCATATAAAAAACAACATAAACTTAAAAATGACGACAAAAAAGATAATTATATGAAATATGCGTCCATATACGGTAAGAAATATTGTGTGAAAACTGATTATGGCGCTTGGGACAGCGAATTTACAATGGATGTATTAGATACATTTATTGAAACATATTATAAGAAGCTCCGCAAAGGCGGCACAATGATTATGTTTTTCGACTTGTGGAAAATATCCGAACTCAAAGCATTGATGGAAAAACACAAATTCAAACAAATCCGTTTTATTGAATGGATCAAAACCAATCCACAACCCCTCAACTCCAAGGTCAACTATTTGACCAATTGCCGGGAAATTGCTTTACTCGGTGTAAAGGGCGGTAAACCCACCTTCAATGGACAATACGACAATGGTATTTACAACTATCCATTACAAGGTGGCAAAAATAGATTTCATCCCACCCAAAAAAGTTTGCCGCTTTTTGAAGACCTCATTAAAAAACATAGCAATCAAGGGGACTGTGTAGTTGATACGTTTTTGGGTGGTGGCACCACTGCTATTGCGTGTAAAAATACAAATCGTAATTTCAAGGGATGCGATATTTCAAAGGAATATGTCGATAGAGTATTGGAAATTATGGATTAAATATATTTGGATATATCAAAATCAGATTTAATTTCATCAGCATAACTATTATTTTTTAATATCACGCACATTGTGGCTTCTTTGTGTCCTTGCAATGATTTTACAATATCTTTGCGTTTTTTTTGTATATTTTCATCATTTTCGGTAGGATATTTTTTATCAAAATCTTCTAATAATTTCTTTTGGTTTTTTCGTTTATTATCGATTTCATCCCAATTCACAGTCGCATTGTCTTGCGTAACATTTTCAAGTAAGTTTTCTTTATTTTGTTCTTGTATTAAATTATTATATAAATCGTCATTGGCACTAAGCATAATCGATGCTATAAAAGCACATTTTTCAAAATCACAGTGCGCTCTTGGTTGGTTATCAAATCTCATGGATTCACTTTGAGACCTACCACCACGAATTCCGGTAGTTCTCAAAAGTCCGTCTATTTGTGATAAACGAACACGATAATGATGTTCTTTATTATTTGTATTATCTGTATATTTCATTGAAAATGTAACTTTATCTAAATCTCCGAGAATAAATGTTGTTGTCCCATTTAAAAATCCTGTCCCATTTAAAAATATTTGGTCTGCCTTAGGGTCACAATGATGAAATTGAAAATTTTCATATAAATATTGTAACTTTGCACAAATTTTCTGCATTTGTTGTATTATAGAATCTGCATCTCGTGTACGTGTATCCTTAATATAATCAGTAAGTGAATTATGGCCCAGTGTGTTCTGATATTTTTTACCGTTCATTGCCGGTTTATTCTCCTTCATACAAATGTCTTTATATTTTTCAACGTCTTCGATATCCTTATCTTTAAACACACTTTGAATAAATAAATTCATCGTATGTGGATTTACTTTAATTACTCTATAATTTCTATTTCTAATTTTACTACTCGACTCTATATCTATATCTCCGAAATTGTTATAACCTTGGGGTGGTTGTTTGTAAACGTTTGATTCGCATATGTTTATTATTTGATCACTTTTACTGGTGGTATTTAGTTTACATCCTTTTTCTTCACACTGGGGGTTATTCTCTATTTTATCATTTAAATAAGCTTTTATTTGTGGAACAACATCAAACCCACCTTTAATTGTAGGTTTTTTACGATTCGCTTTTTGTTTTTTTGTTCTCCGTTTATTCGTTTTACGACGCAATACTCTTTTCTCTGTTTTGCGCATAATATAGAATATTTATAGATTAAATATTCTATAAATATAATCCATTTTATAATTGGATACTACCGCTTTATCTACAAAATGAAAAAATAAATATTATTTCCTTACACCTTTATCCATTATACTTATCAATTACAAAACTGATATACTTGTTGTTTCATTATTTTCATAAATTCGACTGGATCATACCAATACGTTCCTACCATTGCATCTACCTTTGTCCCGTCAAAACTTTCACCCCCCTCTATAAAATCTACACCAAATACTGCTAGTGATGGTATCGTTGTCGCACCAATTCGCTTTCCGATTTCTTTGGTCTTCTTTGATATTTGTCTCTTCTGCAAATTACAGTGATTGCACAAACACTGGAAATCATCGTTCGTCTGCGTCTTCGCATTCAGTACCCTCGGATCATTATATAAATCATTTTTGTGATCAGTTACCAAATCCGAACGACTCCCACACACCACACACCCCATTGCTTTATGATGCTCGTGTATATCCTTTCTTATTGGTCGCGACGCACCATACAATGCACAATCACTAAAACCAACCGTACGAAGTGCCGTTATCGAACGGTCACCCTGCTTCTCCCAAATATAACGTTTGTCTGCAAAATACACTCCATGTCGTGCCGCACCATTATTTCCCCAATCCAACATCGGATTCTTTCTTATGTCATCACGTGATACCCACAGTGAATTACCCGATGGATCCGGTTGAAATACTTTATCCACTTCTTTTTGCTTCTTTGTTATCTTCGGCACTCCCGGCAACTTATCTATTATTGACGTTAATACGCTATTCACTTCTTCCATTTGCTACTTTATACTATTAAATTATATTTGTTTTGTGATCAATTTTTTAATAGCCAATATATGTATATGAAACAAGGGAATATATTTGACCTAATACATAATCTAGATAATACCAACTCTCAATCAACACACATTAAAAAAACATACGCAAATAAAGACCCACTTAAATCGAAAAAGGACTATACTTACCGAGGTACGTGGAAACACCGTCAGTCCCGCGCACGTAACCTTGCTCGACGCGGCGGCCTCACCAAGGACGAGACCATCGCAAAATACGGCCGCCTCCCAAAAAGCAAAGAATGGTGGGGCAACGAAGCTTCATGTAAAGAATGGGAAACAAAATGGAACAGTGCTAATCCGAAAGAAAGCTTCTCTCCTTCCATTAAAGAAGTTCGAGTATAACCATATATGCTGCAACATTTCATTTATATGTCCTCTATAAATGAAGTTTACCGTAAGAGTGTTATGTTTCTTTAAGTTCTTTGATAATATATATTGTTGTTTTTTTCTCGGGAAAAGTAGAAACGAATTTTCAAAAATGGACATTTTTAAGAATGTCCAAAAG